CTAGAACGGTGGCTCGAACGCCTGCTTCGGTACCTCGGTCTCTGTCAGCAGCCACAGCAGGCTCCCGTAAAACAGGTAGCCGGTCGCTCCGTCGATGTCGTACACCACCACGTACTTGTCGTGGAAGACGACCTCGCCAACGCTCGCAAACTCCTCACCGTTGTTGAACTTGGCCGTAACACGGGTCGTAACTTCACTCATCCTCGGACGAACCCCCAAGGACCAGATCCAGGTACACCAGCGTCAGATCCCCGGCCAGTAGTTCGGGCAGGCCGATGCCGACAGCGTGTCCGAAGATCTCTGCCGCAGAATCAACAGCCTTCTTGAACGTCTCAGCGGTCTCGGCGAGAGAGACGACGATCGGGTCAAACGAACCGTTCATGATGCTCTCAAACTCGTTCTCTTCCATACTCACTTCTCCCTCTCGTAGACAAGCCTGGTGGATTCGATCTGAACCTTCTGAAGGTTCGGATGCATGTAGTCATTCGTGGCAGCACGTACAGCGTCTACGAACTTTTCAAGGTCACCGACGTCTATTGCTTCGCCGTAGTACTCCTGCTCGATACGAACCCTCACAGGACCTCACTCGGAGCCTTGGGAGTGATGCTGTCGAAGTAGTGAGTTTCGATGGCGTCGAGTAGCTGAGTCACCAGTGATGCAGCCGCCAACATGTCGAGTTGGATAATCTCCTCAGTTGACCCACCGAACCCGTCTCGCCAGAGGGCCGAGGCAGAGATCGTGCGTTCACCGTTTCGGCTCACGGTCGGCTTTGCTTCAACCTCGGTGTATGTGACTCCGAGTTGGGTCGGAAACTGACTCAAAGGTTTCGCTCGCTCTCGCATGTGTTGCAGTTGGGTTCGTGCTCGTGAATGAGAATGCTGTGCTCGTCGGGGTAGACGTCGTCACACGTCTCGCTGATGAACCCACAGTTGGGGCACTTGAATCCGAACTTGACGTAGATGGCTTGGATCAGTAACTCACTCTCTAGGGGAACTAACTCAGGTCAGTAGGAGAGCCCCCGCCTGCGGGCGGCCTCCTTGATCAGGGACCCCATGGCTCCTAGGGCCTCCTGCTTGTCGTGGTCGTAGCCCCAGCCCCCTGCCAGCTCCCCATGCCGGTCCTTGTCCCAAAAGTCGTCCACCATGTCTGTGAGGACGTCTAGCCAGTCATAGTCCATCCCCAGGAAGGGGTTCTCCTGCTCAGCAGGCTGAGTCACTAGCGGTACGTCTCCAGTTCGATGGTGAGTGAGTTTGAAGCACAGGGACGGACGATGAGGGCGTAGTCGCCCTGCACCCTGAGTCGCCCTGACTCGCAGTACACCTGGATCTGTTGCCTCAGGTGGTCGCTGTCGGGCCGTGGGTAGAAGCCGATGCGTGAGCCCCGGGGCAGGGGTGCATTACTACGGAGGTAGTCAATGACGAAGGTGTCTGAGTCGGGGATGTTCCCCTTCAGCTCCTCGACCTGCTGACACTCAGCGGCTAGGTCACGACGTAGGCGGTGAAGCTCTTCCTGGGCCCACTTAGGCAGGCGTGACTCACGCGGGTCAGGCACTGGCGTCCTCCGACTTCCCGACGTTCGCCAGGGCGAGGATGCCCAGAGCGACAGCCGACGCGAAGCCCTCTGCGTACGAAGCCTTGATCAGGTCGAGCATGTCAGTCACGAAGATCTCTACGTCATCGGCCCACTCAGTGAAGTACTTCCCTTCGGCGTGCATCATGCGAGCGTTCTTCTCGATCTCGGCAATCGTCTCTGCGTCCATCAGCACTCCTCGTAGGTACTCTCGAATACATCACGCTTACAGGGGTAAAACTCTCCTTGGACTCCACAGATGATGTAGTCCCCGTACTCGAACTTGACCCAGGTGTCGTGAAGCCGGTCATAGACAAAGAACAACCTGTCTACGTCATTCAGCTTCACCAATCCATTAGTGAACTCCGCCAGGGCCGACATAGAGACGTCTTCGGTCCACTGCATAGCCTCGACGGGGATTGGCCTCTTTACATAGCTGGGGATATTACCCCTCCTCGTATTCCTCGACTTTGATCTCACCGCTCGGATACATGAAGAAGTCTTGGTGCTTGTCTCCGTGAATTAGGGCCATGTTGACGAACTGCTCAGGCGTACGCCATTCCAAGTCATCGACACTGGAAATCGTGCACTGGAAAGTCAGTCGCTTCATTCGCCGCCCTCTCGGTTAAGCCAACGCTGAACCAGGTCCCTCAGGCTCTCGTTCTGCTCCTGGTCTATGAGTTCTTCGTCTTCATTCATCGGGCACCTCCCGGAACGAAGTCAGACGTAACCTCGTGGGTAAGGTGCAGTAGGAACACCTTGACTTCAGCGTCTGGATACCTAAGCAGGATTCCCTTGACTCGGTTGCGTACGTTCTTCTCGTCAGAGGCGAACCTCAGATCTCCCGAGCCGTGGTTATACCCATTCTGAGAAGACCAGATAAGGAACTTGGGGTAACTCAAGGTGCAACACGTCCATTCACGTTGAATGCCTTCATTGCTTCAGGGGCCACCAGATTGGTGATGACTTCCTCCACCTTCATGGCGGCCTGCTCGATCTCGTACAGGGGGAACGTCGGAACCGTGGAATCAGGGTGAGCCCAGCGGAGCGACAGGAAGTTCAGTGCCGACCGCAGGTTCACGGTCCAGATAAACGAGGTGTAGAGGCTCAGAGGAAGCACGTTGCGGGCCACCTCTCGGGCAATGCCACGGTCAAGCTGGAACTGGTATTCCTCCCATGAAGTCTTGGCAGCCCTCATGCCACAGGCCCTGGCAATGTACTGCTGCTGGTAATCCCCCGGCTCGAACGAGTAGGCACCCGGCTTACCGATCTGCCGTAGAGGCCGCTGCATGTCCGGAACATAGAAGACCGGCTCCAGGACCTTGTATCGACCGGACACCTCATTGAATGAGGACATCCGATGCCGGAACCATTCACGGGCAACGAAGATCGGAACATCGATCTTGAACTGCATTGTCACAGCCTCGAAAGGCGAACCGTGCCGATCACGGGCCAGCATATTGAGGAGGCCCTTATTGGCCTGCTCGCTACCGGTACTGCCTGAGGAGACACGGGCTGCTCGAACGATCGAGTCGTCGTCACCCATGTGGTCGAGGAGGTCTACGCCCATATCCGAGCGGAAGGTAATGCCAGTCATCATTTCCCTTGGGGTAACGGAGGGGCAGGGGAGTCGTCCCGCCCCTCCGAATGTCAACCTAGTAGATCAAGAAAAGGTGAGGCTTAGCCCCAGATCGGCTTCTCGTCGGAACCCTTCGGCGGGAACCAACCCGACCACGCCTTACCGTTCTTGTTGCCGGACTTGTAGGAGAAGTGGGCCGGAACGTTGTCCGGTCGAGCCGGGCCGTTACCGCCACCGCCGTTGTTGTACTGGACCTGGCCGTTCTGGAAGGACGGCTTACCGGCAGGCTGCTCCGGGGTGTTGATGGTGGTGCTGTACTTCTGGATCTTCGCCGCCTTGTCCATGAGGGCCGCCAGTTCACCGCCCTCCTCGTCGAGCTTGGCGTTCATCTCGGTGATGTTCGCGGCGCGAATGACGAGAAGCGATGCGTCGTAGCCCGCGCCGCCCTTGAAGGAGAGGGTGACGCCCTCCGGGGCAGTGGTAGCGACGGGGGCGGCGTTGGTCTCAGTCACAGGCGTGGTCTCCTCAGTGTTGGTGGTGAACTCGTCGTTGGCCGGGGCAGTGGCGAACGGGTCAGTGTAAGTCAAGTACAGCTCCATAAGCGTTAGTTGAGGGGGTCTCTCTCCCCCTCTATTTCCATTATGACATTCAGTTGATCCGAATGTCAACCACTACTTGATAGGGCAAGCCCCGGTAGCACAGTTCTCATCGACTCCGTCCCCGATCTGGGTGACGACAGCTTCTTCGAACTCTTCTCGGGTCAGGCGCTGGTAAGGGGCCTGCTCGTACGAACCTTCAGGAAGAACGGTGCTCCCCTTGAGTCGCCGCAGGTATCGAAGGATCGACCGGGACAGGGATTCCTTGGTCACCTCGTTCGGATCGAAGTTGACCGTGAACGAGACTGCACTGTCTACGAAGTTCTCTTGGTAGAACGCCTGCACTGCAAGCATCTGATCAGCCTTGAGATCAGCCGCAGACTCAACGATCTCGTCAGGGTCCAGTCCGAGCTTTGCGACCTCTTCCATCAGGAGATCCTTGGTCGGGATCGTCACCACCTTCGTGAAGGGGGCGTAGACACAATCCTCAACGTGGTAACCCTGGGCTTCATACTCGGCAAGCTGTGCGATCTGCTTCGGGTCCGTAGACGAGAAGCGGATACGCCGCAGGAAGTACCGGGCGAAGATCGGGTGGATACCCTCACTCACTCCACTCAGCTTGGATATGGAGCCCGTTGGAGCAATCGTCGTCAGCTTGACCGGAACCGGGATACGAAGTTCCCGAGCGTACTCCTGGGCGCTCTTCTCGACGTGCTTGTACAGATCCCTGAGAAGGCTCCTCATCCAACTACCGGGGATGTCAGAGAACTTCAGACCGTTCAGATTGGCGAACCACTGAACACCCAGATGTCCAAGACCGATTCGCCGGTCTCGCTCCATGACCTTCTGCTGTTCGGGATAGGTGATGTCCCCGAAGGTGGCACGCACCAGGTACCGAGTCATGAGCCGATGAGCGGCATACAGCTTGCTCTCGTCCTCGCCCCTCCAAAGGGCTGCGAGGTTCACGTGCCCGAGCGTGCAGGAACCCAGCTCGGGAAGCGGCTGCTCGCCACACGGGTTGGTCGCTACCGTCTTGTTGGGCTCGTCCACATTGGACAAGTCCTCGTTCCAGAATCCAGGTTCGCCGTTGTGGTGCATTCCATCGATCACGGCTTCATAGACCGCCTGGGCATGACCCCAGGTCCGATAGCCCATAGCCTCAACGAAGTCGTTGTCGATAACAACACTGATGTTGGTTGTCCAGTGGCCGCCATCCTTCTTGGCGTTGATGAACTTGAAGATCTCCGGATCGGTCCAATGCATCATCGCCATTCGTGCGCTTCGGCGATTACCTCCCGAGACGACACACTCAGCAATGTAGTGATCGATTTCCATGGCCTCGACGCCGGTAATCGTCCGGCCTTCCGAACCGGCATAGTTCATGATGGCCGCAACCTCGTGCAGCATCTTGGCCAGAGGCAGAGGACCTGAAGCCGTACCGCCGAACGTTCGGAGAGGGGCACCAGCGTGCCTGACTCCCGACACGTCATAGACCCGGTTCGAGTTCTTCACGTCGGGCCGCAAGTACGTCTCGATCAGGTCGACCAGGGCTGCTGCCCAACCCTCTCGGGAGTCCTCAACCTTGTAGGTGCCAGGCCATTCATGGGAGTAGTCGTCGGACAGCAGTCCGGCCGAATCCATGGCATGGAAATCGAGGTGGTCAGGGTCGGTGACGATGTGCACGTTCAGCTCACGAAGTACGTCCTCCGGAGGCTGACAGTCGAGTCCGTATCGGGAACCGACTCCACCACCTTCCATCAGTCGCATGAAGGTGAACATGACGTGATCGGCCAGGCCCTTACTCCACGGAGCGACATGGCAGTTGTAGAGGAACTGCCGACCAGGAACACCCGAGGCCCAGAGGTGACGACCAGCCGGAATGATCTCCAGATTGGTCATCATCTCGATGAGCTTTTCCCGCTCACCCTCTTCGATGAACTTGCTATCAACGAGACCGAGGTTCCCGTCGACTACGCGCTGAACTGTCTGCGGCCATTCTTCCAACGTGCCATCCGGAAGGGGACGAGCATAGGTGCGCTTGAAGACGTCATTACCGGTCTGCGTGAACTTCAAAGTGTGGGTCTCCTAAAGGTTGTTCATGTGGTGGGTAAGCATCTTGACCGCGAAGGCAAGCTGCTTGGCATTGGTCCGGCATCGCCGGGGGAACCGGTACAGCTTGGTCAGCTCTGCACGAGAGGCAGTGTCGAGACGAGAGAACGCGATGTTCAGGTCAGCCTTGTCCGAGTAGGACACCGAGTCGGGGTTCTTGTAGTCCCGCTTGTTGGCGGGCTGCTTGCCCTGCTCCAGGAGAGGCAGCAGGTACCCGGCCTCCAGGAGCTTCCAGACGTCGATCTCCTGGTACGTGTACTGGCCGTACACGGCCCTCTCGCGGGCCTCGAAGTCCAGCTCCTTGGCCAGGGTCTCGGCGCGACGTACAAGCGCCCCGAGGGCGGCCACAGGGTCCAGGGCGTGTGCCTGGGCCAGTCGCACCGCTCGGTCCTGGCCCTCGTCCTCATCGAGGAAGGTGTCCATCAGTCGGCCGACCAGGTCACCGACGGCCACCGAGCCGTACCACTTCTCGGAGACGCGTTCTGCGGCCTTGATCGCCAGGGTGTACGTGGTGTCGAAGGCGTCAGCCCTGACTTCCTCAGCGGGGTTGGTCCAGGTGATCACTTGCAGTCCTTTCGAATGTCAACCGAGGGGGCCGAGAAAAAGCCGGATGCTTCCCGGCCCCTCTACTTCAAGTATGTCAGCCGTCAGATCCGAATGTCAACCTTGGTGGCGTGCAGGGGAGATCGCCGAGCCGTCGAGCCTCTGGTTGCCTCGCGACCACTTCCCGCAGTCGTCACAGCGGTAGCGCTGGAACACCGAGACCGAGGTGTACGCCTTGCCTTCCTTGCGGAGAGCCTTGCTGCCACAGTTCGGGCAGAGGTCATCGACTCCCCCGTGATACAGCCGGTAGTTCGGGTGCGAGGGGATCCAGGGAAGGAGAGCGTCATAGACCTTCTCGGTAAGGACGACGTCCTGTTCGTTGTAGGTCTTCATCAGCTCCCAGGCCTCTTCGTTGCCTGCCATACAGTCGATCCAGAGCTGGAAGCCAGTGTGAGAAGTCTTGGCCCCGAGTCCGAGTTGCTGGGCCACATGGTCCAGCTTGTTGGACGTAAACCGGAACTGCTTCTTTGCGACGTTCAGAAGGTCGACGTGAGCGAACGGAGAAGGCGGAGTAAGTCCTTCGGCAAGGAACTCTCGATTCAGGTGAGGGATGTCGAACCTCTTGCCGTTGTAGTGGATCACAGCATCTGCATCGTCCAGGATCTCGTGGGCAGCCTCGACCATGGCCGTCTTGCCGTGGTGGTGCGTGCTGTAGAAGCTCACCGGCTCCTGGCCGTACCACTTGGCGGAGAAGCACATCACCTCCCCAGTCTCGACAAGCTGAGTGAGCGAGACGTTCTGCTTGAACATCCCCCACACGTAAGCGAGGTTCGGACTGGTCTCAATGTCGATCGTGGCTATCTTGATGGGGGCCTACTTTCAGTAGTGAATCCACAACGCAATCTGAGCTGTGATGATGACGAAAGGGAGTATGAAGTACTTCACTTGCCGGTGGAGTCCTTGATGGCCTGCTTCAGAGCCTTGCGAATGGCCTTGGCGTCCTCGACGGTTATGTTCTGGTAGAGGCTCTTCGCGTCGGTGCTGACGTCTCGGTGAGACGTGTTTCGAGTCTTGAGGTCGAACACGATGGGGGCCCCATCCCCACCGAAGCCCCCGTAAATGCCGACCTCGACGCCGTTGTTCATCTTGATCTCAGACATGTTTCTCTCCTACTTGGTGTAGTCGTCCAGAAGGTTTCGACAGAAGTTCTGTGCACTCACGAGCTGAGCCGAATCAGGCTGACTCGCAGCCCAACCGATGGTGTCGAGAAGCCACCGAATATCATCCTCGGCATCAACCAGCCAACTCGCCAAGGCTCGGGCTGAGGAGTGGTAGTACTCCTCTTCTCGTTCTTCACGACTTTTCATGATTCACCACAGACCCAGGGAGTGTTCAACGAATAGCCCCAGAGGGACAACCACGCCAAAGGTGATGGCAGCGGATACCAGGAACTCTTTAATTGGAGACCTCCCACTTACCCGAGTCGTTGTTGTCGAGCGTCACCTTCGAGACCTGACGAGAGGCCGTGTGGTAGACACAGATACCTTCGGGGTCCGTGAAGCCGGGGGCCGCTACCGACCCGTTCTCCTGGAGCCAGTACAGGGCCTCCTCGATGTGCTCCGATCCGAACATCCCCTCATAGAGAACCGGGACCGTATTGATCCGGCTGCCGTCGAACACCGCAGCATCGTCGTGATTCAGGTGGCCGTACCGCTCTGTATTGAACAGAGAGAACCTGCGCTCTTCGAGCCCATAGTTTCTCTGGATTCCTCGGCCCCACCACTCACCGAAGTGGGTGCCTTCACCGAGGAGTCGAACCAGATCACGCGCATGGTCGTAGACCCATGCAGCGAACCCGTAATTGTCGGTCGTCTTTCCGGGGTAGATCAGGCGCTTCCGACTCTGCGCGGATACCACGTAGCGGACTCCGTCCACCACAAGGGAGTGCGACTCGGGCGGGTAGTCCTCCCAACCCAAAGTCAGCTCGCTGATGTGAATCGCAGCGTTCGTGCCGTCGAGCTTTTCAGTGACGACAATGTCTCGGAACAGCCGGGTCGTCTTGGGCCAGGGCGCGAACTCGTGCATCAGATGGACTCCAGTCGAGCGATCTCACGGTTGATGTAGAACTGGGCTTTCTTCAGGTCCTCAACCTCTCGGTCCTGGTCCTTCTTTCCGGCCCGCGCGATGTACTTGACGGCATTGCCACGGTTGAAGTTCAGGTTCTCGGTGATGTCGATGACCTCGGCCCCGTTGGACCAGCCGTCGGCATAGTGGCTCGGGGGGTTAACGACGTCCGCCTCCTGGGCCGCCTCTTCGAGGATTTCCTTCTCCCAGTCGGCCAGCCCTTCTGTACGAATGTCAACCTTGTGCGCAAAGAGATAGGACTCGGAACTGTCCTGGTGTCGCATCTCCTCGGCGTTGAATCCCGTTTCCGCGCCATCGTTGAAGTGGACCGCGTAGGGGTACAGGTCACCCTCGGCAATCTTGGTGATGCAGCCAAGCTCCCCGGCACGAGCCTTCAGGATGACACTGTCACTGTTCTCGGTGGGGGTGATCACCACCCAGTCGCCAACCGCAAAGCCATTCAGAGCGTCAGTCACTTCATTCCTACCTTCTCACGGAGGAAGTCTTCTCCGTGTGCCTTAACCGACTTGTTTACGTCCAGTCCCGGATCCATCGGGATGATTCGAGCTACCGGGATCTTCTCGGCAACGAACGTCGCGAACTTCATTCCGGCGTCATCACCATCGGCCAGGACCCACACGATTCGGTAACCCTCGAAGAGTTCCGTGAAGTGAGGCTTCCAACCATTGGCACCCTGGATTCCCACAACAGGAATCCCGCACTGCTTAGTGGTCCAGGTGTCGGGCTCTCCCTCACAGATGGCGATCTCGTCGTGATACCGAGCAAGGTCACTGGTGTTGTAGATGTGGCCTACGTCGCCCGGCATCGAGTTCATCTTGCCGTGGCCGACATGAGTTTCCTTCTCCAGGAACTCACCGTTCTGGTCCTTCACACACTCAGACCGGACGCACCGGAACCTGAGCTGTGCAACCGACAGTTCCCCGAGCGGGCCGTAGCGAAGGTAGGGAACCGCCATCATCCCCCGGTACATCTCAAAGCCACTAGGAACGGAAGCCCCTACGAACCCCAGCCCCATGGTCTTTCCGGTCTCCGGGGATATCCCCCGATGCAGCTCCAAATACTCTGCTGCTGGGCTTGCTTCGAACTGTCCGCTGAATATCTTGCTGGCTTCCAGGTGAAAGCTCGCCCGCGATGCGCTGGGCCTCACTAAAAGTGCACCCTTCCTTATCTCTAATGATCGAGTAGGCGTCGCCAGAGAAACCACATGCCTGGCACTTGACGGCCCCTCGATCGAAGTTCACTGCGGCCGATGGCCGCTCCTCGACGTGGGATGGGCACAGGCAGGAAATCCATCCGTCCTTGTACTCAGGCTCTTCCCAGTCCGGGTAATACCTCAGCAGTACGGCCCTGATGGGTCCTCCGTGCTTTTGCTCAGTACTCGATCCGAAGCGCATAAGCGATGTCCTCACGGTCTTCGACACGGCCGACGATCACCGGGAACTTGCGCCCGGCCTGGCTCATCAGGTTCCACGTGGGGTCGAGCTGGCTGCGGTCGATCGGCTCGCCGGGGATGGTCAGGTTCTGCATGTCTCTGCCCTCATTCTCATGGTAGACATTCGTAGATTCGAATGTCAACTGACTGCCGTAAAAAGAAGGACCTACTTAGGTCCGTTGGGGGTGTAGCGACGGCCGAGGATCGTATCGACCGGGTAGTTCTCTAGGTAGTTGGCTGCACTACGCAGAGTCTCAGGGTTGTCTCTAGCGCTACGCAGGATGCCCTTGTTGCATGCCTTGCAGAGAAGACCTCGTACGGCTTCTGTCCGGTGACAGTGGTCGACCTGAAGGTTGTACTTCCGGGCACCACCGCAGATCGCACAGCAGCCTCGCTGAGCATCCAAGATGGCCTGATACTCGTCCTCGGTGAGCCCGTAGGTCTCCAGGAGATGAGCCGACCGGTTATAGACGCGACTCCGAGACCTCTTGCACGTAGCGCATACTCGGCCTCGTTCACCCTGGAAGAACTTCTCCGCTCGATTTCGGCTGCACTTTACGCAGGTTCGATATCCCTTACGTGTCACTCTTACTTCCTCCACCAATGCAGATCAGTACGAACATTGAATACACCCCGGCCACAAACCCGACGAACAGTAGCCCCAACACCTGTGTTGCGTGCATTACTTCCCTTCCTCTTCTCCTCGGTCAACCAGAACCAGTCGCCATGCAGAAACCCTGTCGTCGCTGATGTCGTCCACACGTACACCCCACCGCATCGGGTCAGCCCACTTCTTGACCATGTCCGCAAAACGGAACCGGTCTTCCTCGCACTTATCTTTATCGAAGTAAGTCTCAAGGACGGTCTCGTGCATGGCTTCTACCTTAGTAAGCGGCCGTACTGAACGGCGCGTCAGTGATGGACATATGCTCTCCGTCCCATCCAAGCTCAACATAGTTCTGGCCGCTTGGATCTGCACGTCCGGCACGGTTCTTTACCGCCGAGACTCCGAGGGTTTCGGGGTTGGGCTTGAACAGAGTCACCACCAGGGCGGGCACTCGGGTGATCTGGCCCTTCACTCCAGACATCGAGATCGGCGCATTGCCGTCGTTGTTGGGGCCGGTCACATGGTGCAGGCCGGTCACGTTGGCCTGGGTCTGTCGGGCCATGTCAGCGGCCCAGTCCATCAGGCCCTCAAGGCCCGAGAAGGGGTCGTCTCCGTCGCCGCCACCTGCCCTGATATTGGTGACATTGTCGAGAATGATCTGATGAGGGTACTGGTTGTACAGCTCGAAGTAGGACTGAAGCGAATTCTCTACGTCGGCTTGCGAAGGCGAGGCCGCGTAGTTGAAGCGCACAGGGTGCGCATTCAGGCCGGGTATGAACTCGTCAATGCTGTTGTTCTTGACTGCCTCCATGGCCTTGTCCATGGAGATCTCACCGATGATGGCGATAGATCGTGAGAGCTGAACGAATGCGTCAGAGTCGCAGGAGAAGTAGAGAGCCGGGATCGGACTGCTGGCCTTGAGAAGGTTGTTGAGGACGAAGGCACTCTTGCCGGTTCCGCCTGCGGCGCAGACCAGGGCGAGTTGTCCTCGCAGGAACCTGATCCCCGCCTTGTCGAGTGCCTTGTATGCCGGGGGCAACGGGTGTCCCGCGTCGCCCTTTGCTCGAATGCTCTGTGTGAGTGAGTAGATGTTTGGACCCTTCTCGATATCTAACTAACTAACTAACTAACCAACAGACCCTGTAGCGTCCCGGCCGTAGAAGTCGGGGATTGCACCCTCGTGCGGAACATCTTCCTTGTCCCGGACGTGAGGACCGGTGTCGGGGAGGTCCGACAGGAGGCCCTTGGCGTGGAGTACCCGAGTCAGGTTGGTCATCTTGCTCAGAGTCTCATCGATCGTCTTCTGCATGACCTCGATGGTTCGCTCCTGCTCGGCAACCTTCTCCTGAAGAGTGAGGACTTCAGCTTCCGCATCGAGCTGGGCGTACACCCCGTACTGCATGGCCTGTGCCACCTGCGCGGCGGCTTCTCCGCGAGTAATCAGACCGGTCGGGTCGGGGTCGGACTGGTAAGCGATCTCGGCAACAGTCTCGATGTCGGTCTCGTCGGTGATGAGTTCGATGAAGTCGTTGATCATAATCTCAGCCTAGCTTCTCTTCGATCCGAATGTCAACCGTGCCGGTCGATCATTCAGGCCTCGCTCTTGTAGTCACATGACATCTGCACCGGGCATCGTGCACACGCTTCGCCTGGGTTGGGCCGGAACTCGCCCGCCTTGACTCCTTCGTCCATCTTGCCGAACCACTCGACCAACTTGTCTCGATCGGGATTCAGCGGGATCGAACGCGAAGTCCTCCCAGTCTTGCCCAGCCAATAGTCCCCCCACTCGACTCCAGCGTCATGCAACTCATTCATAGCGAGTGCGTAAAGCTCTAGCTGAGTGTGTTCGGTTGGCTTGAGTCCAGTCTTAACATCCCGGACACCAGGTCCCTTCTTCTTCGGGTGGTTCACTATCTGGTCGATGTATCCGAGGACGTTCACTTCCCCCAGCGACAGTTCAAACTTTATCTCGACCGAACCGTTCCAGATAGTCTGTTCGGGTTGATCTTCTGTCCACCTCAGGTATGACGTGACCTGCTCTTGTCCTACCTTGAAGCGACGTTCGATGTCCTGGGGTAGCCCCTTGTAGGGCCCTGAGTTGAACCACATGTCCGGGTTCGGCTGCTTTTCGAGTGACTTGTTGATCATCGCGCTGTACGCATCCTGGTACTTGGTGCGTAGTACCTCCTCGGTGAGCGTGCGCCCCGAGTTCTCGAAGTCCTCAACCACCGCATGTACAGCCACACCCTGTTCGAGCCAGGCACCACGTATCTCGGGCACCCGCTTGACGCGGGCCAGGAGGAAGCCGTACCCGCACTCCCACCATTGCCGGGTCTGCGAGTAGGACCGAGCCCGGCTCCTGTAGGACTCGTACCGCTTCTGCTCGTCGTCGGTCAGTTCCAAAGGCCACACCCTCTCAACAAAGAAGGGGCCCCGTTACTGCGGGCCCCTTCGCCTTAACGCATCCTGCTAGATGCTCGCCCAGTTCACTGGGCGGACGTACACACGTTTCTGCTCTTCGGTCAGCTCGTCAGAAGTCCGGAGGATCAGGTCCCCGTCCGACTCCTCGCGGTCGACGTACTTCCATCCGCCAGTCGAGGACCACTGGTTCGGAGGCTCGTTGCGGTCGTAGGTCAGTACCTTGTCCTGCGGGTCCCCTAGCTCTCGGTAGAAGTAGCGCAGACGAGACATCTTCCAGTCTTCGAGCTTCTTGAATCCGGACAGCACGTACTCGATGTGGTGGGCGATGTACGCCCTCTGTCCGGCCTTGGCGTGCTCTGGTTCCACGTCTCTCCATGGACTGAGACGCATGATCTCTGACTTGAGATTCTGGGGAAGTACCTCCTTTCGGTTCTTCGTGTGCTTATAGATAGCTGCTCGGGACACCCCGAACTCCTTCGCTACCTTCACGACGTTCATTCCGTCGATAGAGAGGAGTTCGTAGACAGCCTCGCTTCGGATGTGCCCGTTCTCGTCACGGCCTCGCGAAACGATCTTCGCGATTAGCGCATCCTTATCCATAACAGGATAATTCCTTCTCTTCTAGTAGTCCGAGATCCATTCACCTCGCGACCACTTGGACACTAGGCGACTGTACCGCCCCTGAATGTATACCGGACTTCGTCGGCTCGGAATGTCTAGCGGAGTCATGATCCTACCATCCTTACTACCGATGAGTAGTCTCACCGGGCTGGCTATTTGCTTGCGTACTCCAGGCCGGATTCGATCCGACTGCATCACGCATGAGGCGTTCACCTCACCGGAGCCCCTGATTCAGTAGATGATGCGACCGTGAATCACGACCTGAAGGAGTACATCGATGTCGAACGCATCGAGGTCCACTTCATCCACATCGAACATCACGAACCTGCAATGCGTGACCAGTCGCGCACTCGCCCCCTTGACCTCCCCTTTGGCGATGAGTCGAACAGCCCGCATCACCATCTCATGGGTGATGCACCACGGCTTCCAGCACTCTTCGTATGCGTCCCAGTTCTCGACAATGAACTCCCACCCTTTCGGACCGGAGACAACCGGGCTAAGTGCACCCCAGTGTGCGTAGTTACTGAAGCCACTACCCACGATCATCATCTCGGTGTGCTCGGGTGTCGCGGCCTTGACCCTGCTCATGTTCTTAACCTATCCCCTCAGAGATTCGAATGTCAACTGGCAGCGCAAGATCAAAAAACTCCTGCCCCTGATCCCACCCCTGGAACAGAGCCTCGGACAGCAGGCAGGCCACCGTGTGAGGGACGGCGTACGCCTGTGCGTCCACCTCGATGGCGGCCAGGGCCACGGCCAGGGCGAAGATGTCGTTGTCGATCCCCGCCTCCAGCCCAGCCTTGTAGGCATACGCCTCGTCCTCCATGAACGCCTTCATTGCCGACATCACGCATCCGCCATTCGCTTCTCGACATCCTTGAGCGAGACCAGGTTGGCCCGCCCGCGCATCCCCTTGACCGGCAGGTGACCCCGGCCGATCCAGGTCCGTACCGTCCGAATGTTGACTCCGGTAAGCGCATGAGCCTCTGTAGCTGTCACCAGCGCGTCAGGCTCAGGTACGGGCTCCTCCTCCTGGTCCTCCTCGGCCTGGTCCTCCTCGACGTCGGCCACCAGCTCCTCGACGGCAGGCTTCTTGCTCTGCGCATGGACCATGAAGGCACCTCCCAGGAAGGCCACCGCAGGCCACCCAGCAACAAGGACGCGGAGCCACACCGGAAGGTTGCTCAGGTCCAGAACCCCGGCCGTCGCCACGTTGGCTCCGAGCGAAGCGGCCAGCGACAGAGCGAACCAGATCCATGCACCACGCTTCGACGCATCGGTCCGGATCATCTTCCAGGCCATGACCATGAGCAGGTCGACCGAGACGGGGTAGGCCCACGCCTTCCATCCGTGCTGGCCCGCCGCATCGGCGATGTCATGGATGTGAGAGAACGAGAGGGCTGCCGCAATGGTGGCCTGAATCAGGATCGGGTCACGAAGTCTTCCCAGAACCTTACGCATCACTCAACCCCTCCCAAACGGGAATCCCACGAGTCTCCCGGCAGTCTGTGAAGCCACACGGCAATGCACTTACGCGCCTCCTCGGCACTGCACGGAGGCTCTTCGCCCACCGACGCATACCGCTGATCCCACATTTCGATCAGGTCCCCGGCCGCCTCAATCAGCTTGTCAGCAACGGCCTGCTTAACTTCTCGCTTCACGACGCATCCCAATCTCTGAAGAACCAGCCGATCATAATTGCCCGGCCATCCCGATCACACCAGACTCGACGGGTAACTCCGTTGTCGTACCGGTGTCCTACGAACTTGGGAAGCGTCTGGAACTTGTTCATGTAGTCAGGGTGGAAGTATCCGACTCCGATTCTCACACCCCTTCCGTTACGAAGGGCTTGGACTTCCCAATCAGCCATTGCGCATCAACCTCCATAGGTAAGCCAGGATGACAACAGGCGGAGTTGCCTCCGCCTGTCATCAACTAAGCATCACGCTTAGAAGTTGCCGTTACTCAGCATCTCGCCCTTGACGTTGTAGACCGTGACAAGACCGTTGTCCGACTCCTTCCAGTCAGCGAAGGCCGAAGCGAGGAGCTTCCCCGTCGGCGCATCATCACTGACAAAGTCACCCTTGAAGTCCGTGTAGATCGACGCAGTGTCCAAGATGTCATTGAACTTGTCGGCACCCTGAACCTTGGTGACATGCTTCACCGCAGCCTTCTCGGCCGGAGTCCCGTTCTTGTTGACGAACTCCTTGAACTGCTCGGTCTGCGACTTCTCGACAGGCGTCTCCTTGACGGCCTCCTCCTTCTTCGAAGGCTTGACCTCCGCACTCTGCTCGACGGAAGGCTTCGACGACGCATCCGAAGACGTGTCCTCACCGCCACCGGATATACCGGCAACCACGATGACAGCCACGACGCCGCCGAAGATCCATGCAGCCTTGCGAGCCATTACATACTCTCCCGAGTTGTTCTTGGTCCCACACTCATTAATGCAGGATGAAGAGGGACCGGTCCCTAAGAACCGGTCCTTCAACACCACGCATCACCTAGAGTTGTTCGTCAGCCTTGTCCTTCTCCCGAGCCCGAAGATACCTCTCCTTGTCCACCCGAAGTCGCTTCTCAGGAGTCAACCCAGGCTCCAGGTACTCGTGATTTCTGATGACGAGAAGTGCCGCCTTCTCCATTCCCGCACACTCGGCATTCAGGGACTTGAGCTTGGGGCCGCTGACCTTTCGATCCTTGGCGTTCTCGACCATGGCCCATGCGTTTATCACGATCGACGCATAGTCCTTGTTGACCTCGTCTTCGAGTTCCAGGAAGAGGTGTTGCCGCTCGTTGGCCGGGGTCCGTTCCATCACGCATCCCAACCGGCGATAACCTCGCCCAGCTTGGCGTGAAGGTCTCGCACATCCTCCTCGTCAAACTGCACCTTGCCGTATGAGGCAGACCCGACCGTTCCCTTAACGACCGCGTTGTTGCGTCCGTTCACCTCCGCGAGAAAGAGTTCCGCCCTCCGCTCATCGCGAGGGGTGATGGTGATTTCCTTGAACTGTGCCACTGTTCCTCCGTTTCCGAGACTGCTAGGTGACGCATGCTATCGGGTCTAGGGCTCGTAGGTGCGTCCCGAATCGATGTCTTCGGCGTATACGTCGTTCCGGCCCTCGGCCGTCAGCCGGTCGACCAGCTCTCGCGCGGCCTCCTCGGTCATGTCGACGCCGATAGGCTCCGACGCGTCCCCGAACACGGCCCACAGAACGGCCCAGGTCTTCGGCATTACGCATTCTCCTTGCGGTTGTTCCAGCCACGGCACAGGCCGTAGCGGGCGAGTCGGGACCGGCGAAAGTCGCGCCGGTAATGAGGGGTGGAAGTGGGCCAAGAGCGCCGACGACGACGGGCCTTGAATGCCCGGACCGTATCACTCATGACGCATTCTCACGGGGGAAAATCAGGGTGGCTGAAATAACCCATTCGGACTTAACGTCCTCCCACCACTGGCCGGTTTCGTGGTCCCGCACGGTCATCATCGATCCACGACTGATGACGTCACCCTGGACGCGCTCACCGGACGGTTTCACCGCATGGATGACCATGATTCGACCGGTGGCCATACGCCTCCACCACATCTCGGATATCTTCGCCGGGGTCGGCTTGATAATCATTGCGCATTCCCTTTCGAATTCCATCACTACAGCAGTGATGCCGGGACAACGGACGACCTAAGCCGTCCGCTCTCCGTGGTCACTGACGCATTACTACTTACCGACGTACTTGAAAGGACGCATGGTCGGATGGCAGTTCTCCTCGAACTTCCGAAGAGACGTAATCGCATCGGCCTGCTGAGACCACATCTTGGTCATGTCCTCACCCTTGAAGTCGATGAGATACACGTCGGTCCACCCTTCCGAGCCAGTGAACGCAACGACCGTGCGCCCCTCCCGGTCGAATGCAGCAGCTACAGAACTCATTACGCATTTCCTATCGTTAGATAGCGACGAAGGTGTAAGGCTGAGTGCCGATCGAGAATAGCGCAAAACCGTCGCGCCGCAACTCTTCGAGAAGGCCCTCAACGAATTTCGACGCCTCCTCGATCGATCCATTGTTCTGGACCCAGGCCCCGTACACAAAGAACCTGACGTGCTGATGGTCGACATCCCAATGGGTCGTCTCGTCCTGGAAGACTCGGTACCTCATTACGCATACTCCAGATCATCGGCGTAGAACTCAGCGTGCTCATCCTCGATCACGGCCCACGCCTTAGCGCATTCCTCACGAGTATCGAACTTGCGAGCGTCGACAAACCCCTGAGAGTCGATGCTGAGAATCGACATCTCTCGCGGGAACACCGCATACCATCCGAAGAAGTCAGTGTCCCCCAGTTCTTCAGCCTGCCAGCATTCGAGCGACAGTCCATGCAGGTACTCGGCCCAGTTAGACGAGAACTTCCTACTCATCACGCATTCCCCTTCGGGTTACGGATCAGGGTATTAGAGATCGACGTGTCACGGTTCCTGATGAATCCGAGTCGGCCGTAGAAACGCACCAGACCGGCCTTACTCGAACCCCAAGAAGTGTCCGGGGTGAGAGCGATACGGTGCCCTTTCTCGTCGGCCACCGCACAGATACGACGCATGACCTCAGTGCCCGTACCCTGTCTCTTGTTCTCTACCTGAATGCTCATCACCTTGACGACATGGGTGATCTCACTCCAGTAGATATGAAGCCTCACCCCGGGGAATTCCCGTTCGAGAGCATCCGACAGATTCGCATAGAACTCGTCGTCAGACACTACGCATTGCCCTTCTCGAATCCTCGGAACGCTCCGCCGAATACCTGCCCGACCGGTTCGAACCAACCGGCCCCGTTCATCCGGTAAGCCAGTACCTCACCCGTAGACAGCTCACGGGCATGGAACATCACGGCCCACTGGTTTTCCAGGTGAAGCGCATGTATTGCCTTGGTCAGTCCTCGCCGGTCGATCTCCTCGTGAATACCGAGGCTCTCTTCCCACTCCTGCTTTCCCCGGCTCATCTTTGCTGTGATCCTGAAACGCATTACCTATCCGCCCTTTCGTTGGCTGATACAGGATGAAGAAGGGGAGACTCACCACTCCCCCTCAACACCACGCATCAGACGCCGTTACGGCATCCCTGCTTGACGTAGCTGATCTGTGCCTTGACCGTGCGCTTACGGCCGTCATCCCAGGTGTCTGAGACCATGTCCCGGTACATCAGACGCCCGGCCCTGGTGGAGCGCATGTCGATGCACGGCGCATAGTCGCGAGTCCCGGAAATCACCTGAACTCGGTATGAGGGACCGGAGTTGGCGGAGGCCGAGGACACGGCCCCAACCGTGGTGAGAAGTGCTGTGAGCGAAGCGAGAGTTGCGAGCGTCTTACGCATGATGAGCCTTTCAGTCATTCCATGAGCGGTTTGCAGGACGCACCCAAAGGGGCTCCGGAGATATGGCGTATGCCTGCTGACGGAATCGGTCTCGTTCCTGAGAGTGATAACTCAGTTCCTGCTTGCAGTCCACGCCGTCCAGCACGCCGAGAGCGAACTTCTCAGCCAACCGGGCATGGTGTAGTGCGGTTTCCAGGAGTGCATCACGCATGATCAGTTCCTTTGCTTCAGAGGTCAGTTCGAGAATATGTGGTAGACGCCTACGCTCTCAAATTCGAGGTGAAACTCCCCGCCGCTCAAGTCGTCCTCAGCCTTGTCACGCATGATTGCGTCGTAGTGGGGCCGGGCCCACTCAGGAAGTTCGGACTGGTCGTACTGCTCGCTCTGCTCGTAATACGCCATCAGCGCATCGACTTCGCCCCCGAAAAGCTCGGTCTCATACTTGCCGAGGTACCGGTCTTCGATGCGCTCCTTAGCCGAGTCAGGGTCATTCCCTTCCTCACCCATGACGTATGCCGTGACGAAGTACCCGTGCTCTTCGATCAGCTCAGCAGTAGCGACGACAGTCTCAATCGACGCATACTCACCAAGGTCGACCATGCCGTCGTAGTCGTGGATCGCCCAGTTTTCGGCACCCTGGATAGGAGACTTTTCGAGCATCAACTCGATTGCGTGGTCTATCGAGTTTTCATTCTGAGACGCATCTATCCACTCGCCGTGCAGAACTCCGGCGTTGTAGGAAGCGAGGCAGGCCACGTAAATCTGAATCATGGTGAACCTTCCGTTTGCACATCGACCATTCGATATGACGTGACGGAAGACATTCAGAGCGAATGTCTACCATCATCACGCATCAAGCAGTCCAGGGGCTTAGTCCCGACCGTACGGGTACTTCTCCTGGTAGCACGGCTCGCAGAGTCCGCCGCACTCGCACTCACACTGGCACTCGATCGACTCCAGTTCGTCACTGGTCATGAACCCGACCGAGTAGGTGGTGTCGATTGCGACCGATGCGCATTCGCCCTCGCAGACCGAGTAAGAGTCGGCGCACTCACGGCACACCGCACCGTCAAGCTCAGTCTTAAGGATCTCGTGGCACTCAGCGCATTCACGACGACCCAGGCTTTCGAGTGCAGCCTCAACGTCCCAGGACTCACAGTCCGGGCAGTCACCGTGACCCGCATCGTGAAGTGCTTCCATCACCTCAGAGGCAAGATCCTCAGGGATGTTGTAGCAGTTCTCCAGAACCTTGAGAGCGTTCTCGTGCTCCAGTTCTGAGAGACGCATGTCATCGAGAACCGGGTAATCCGAGAGTGCGCGCTCAAAGCTCGCAACCTTGTTGCGGATGCCAATGTTGCCGTAGTCGTAGGCAATCTTACCTTCGTACTCTACGCATCCCTCGTAGAACTCGATGCCCTTACGCTTGGTCTTTTCGAGTTCCTGGGTGATGACTTCCCAGTTTGTCTTCTCCAGGGCGAACGTGCAGAAGTGGCCGTAGGACACATCCGACGCATCCTGCCATGCGACCGGTCCCGAGTTGTCCATGACGAACGCGAAGCCGGTCCAGTCGTGTTCCTGGGCAAGCTCGATCGCGCCCTGCTCAGAGTAGTAGCCACCCCCATACCGCTGGTTGAAGTAGTTGAGTGCAGAGTCCTGGATCTTGACAGTCCTGGTGTGCATAACGCATCCCTTCGAGAGCAAATAGGCATCCTGAAATGATGTGGAGGCAAACATTCGTTTCGAATGCTTACCCCCAAGACACATCAGACTGCGAGAATGGCCGTGACTTCGGACTCCGGGTACCAGCCGATAGCGTCGTCCTCCCACAGAATTGCGATCTCAACCGAGTTCTTGATGGTGCGGCGGCCGACCGTGAGACCGGACATGGTGGCGTTCTGGACCTTACGCATTGGTGTTCTCCTCGATCTTGGTGTAACGAACCTTGGTATAGACGGACTCGTTCTGGTGGACGACTGCGAGGTGCTCTTCACAGAGGTCGGAGACCTCGCCATTCCAGATGCCACCCCAGACCTCAACGTGAGTGGTGGCGGGAACCGCCTGCCATCCGTGAAGGTGAACGTCGCAGTTGTAGCCGGTCGGGCTGTTGCTGTTACGCATCAGTGGTGTCCTCCGTGAACGGCGTCGCAAGTGCCTTCGGTGTACGCATTGGGGCAGGAGATCAGACCGGCCGCGTAGCGGAACTGGTTACGCAGCTTGTCATTCGATCGGGCCGCACGTCGGGCCATGACCCGAGCGTGATAGGCATCGTAGGACTCTTGGTTGTCGGTCTTGCGAGGGGCGATCTCGTCGCGTCCCTTGACGATGGTCACAGCCATGTCGCTACTCCAGTTCAGGAAAGCTGTTCGGATACCGGGCGGCCAACAGAGTAGGGATACATTGCGCATCCAGTGTCTTCGGTCTCGGTAATGCAGTAGCCAGAGAGGCGGACGTGAGCCCGGCCCTTGGTTACCTGCCTCACACTCTCTACCTCGTAACGCAGCTCGTAAGACTTGCCCTCGATTACCTGAGTTACGGTCCGGATCTCACCGACGAAGTAGATAAGCTCTTCGTCTTCCTCGTTGTCGGCCACCAATACCGGCCCACTCGGAACGAAGAACTCAAGCCCGGTAGAGTATTCACGCATTCCATCGCTGAACGTCGTCACGGTCACCGTTTCCCAGTGGCCGAGACTCCCGTCATTGAACTTGGAAGGGACGAAGATACGCATCCCAGACACAAGCTCACGGGCGCTCAGTTCACGCAGCATGTTGAATCCTTACGCTAGTTGGGGTCAGCAGGTACGTCCTAGACGCATCCCGCAATCCCCCCGCTAGTGCGGGGTTTCTCTCGGTTTCTTATTGGTGCGCCTGACTTTTCAGCGGGAGACATCTTCCCAATGCCATCTTCGCCGGTCGTTACGGGCCGCATAGAGCGGGAGTCCGTTTCCGAGCTTCGAAGCCTGGGGAAGGCTGCCACTTAGATTATGTCTTTGAGACTCCCGAGAGAGGGAGTCCTGTCCTCCCGTGAGGGAGGCATGATCGCGGCGCACACTATTTAGCTATCAAGGATCGAGCGCTTCCTTTGTACTCACCCCTTTCGGGGGCTTTCCTCCGGGCATTCAGGCATTCGGCGCTTCCGAATGTTTACTGCGTTCCCTCCGTTCTTCCGACTTCGTTTCCGACTCTATCACCTTCGGGCCTTCGAATGTCAACCCTTGGTTTCTAGCGTTTGGGCCGTTCTTTCTGGCCCGGTTGAACCGTATCACGCTCGGTTTACAACCCGAAGGCATTCATCCCGAGTCTTACAGCTTGCGCCCGATCACCCTCTCAGGTTCGGTACCCGTCGTCGCCTTGGTAGGCCGTTACCCATACCAACAAGCTGTTAGGCCGAGAGACCTTTATTCGTGCCTCCCATGGGATGCCCCACGGGAACGGTTCCTCTCGTGTTACTGCGCTGGGCCGACACTCTCACCACAAGGGCTCGAATGTCAACCGGTGGACTCACAACTTTCGGCGTTTCGGTACTGGCGTAATGAGAGTGGCGCTAAACCGGCCAGGTAGCCCGTGTGATCCCCGAGCACTCTCACCCTTCTATGACAACGGTTCTGCCGGGTGGTTCCATCACTGCCCGGCAGTCTGTGAGTCCGTGCGCAACCACTTCCCAACCCTTCGATTCCCTCGCTTCGCTGTCTGTACCGACTAGGCGGGGGGTAACACCGGATACCGCGCCGTTAGGCCGGTCTGTGGTCGCGCTATGGAGTTGAGCTAAGAACGGTGCCTCCCGCAGTCCCCGCCGTCCTGGCCGGTTCGTTGTGGTGACAGGGAGAACAATCCATGAACCTCGGTCGAATGTCTACCCGGCATGGTTGGTCAGGAGACGGGCACGCGCGCGTTGGGCCGACATCGTCGCAGGTCACGGCCATGATCATCTCTTGTCTACAGCTAGTGATCTCACAACTACTTTAAGTGCAAACGTGCAGGTCAAAGGGTGTGCTCAATGGTTGGTACAAAGAAAGTTCGCAGCTGTGGCCACTGACCATGATCAATGTCCGTTCTGCCCCGCAATAAAGACGATCGTTAGGCTTGCTAAGGATAGGAGGGAGGGGGGGTACCCCCTTCGAATCCACGGAATCGCAGGTCAGATGGGGTATTCAACTAGACCCCCCCTTACAAAACCGCAGGTCAGATTGCTTGATATTGCCTCCCCCTTGCATACCAAGGCCCATACCTAGATAGACCCCCTTCTGAGAGACCCCCCAGCTACATAACCCCTGGTCATAGCCACACTTACCCCTACCTCTGAATCGAAGATAGTGGGGTATGTGGTACAAAGCACAGTACAATGACTTAATCGTTAGGCTCGCTAACTATGCACATAGATCACAGTGATAGAGGCACACACTTAGCCACACTACATAGGCTTGCTAATTACATATACATTCACCATGCACACACATTCCTTAACATGTCTAATTACATTCGTTAGGCACGCTAATTACCACGATGCATTCACGACACACCTACATTCGTTCGCATGTCTAATTACCTACCCATGGGGGTGGGGGGGTATCCGGATATGTGTCACGCGAGGATCGGGACGTCATATGGTCTGAGATCCTGTACGGGTTCCCGTGATTCAACTGGGCCTCAAGGCGGGGGCCTCTCCCTCAGTGTGACGAAGGACACAGGCCGGCTGGAGCCCAACGGGCACAAGGGCTACTGGCCAGTAACCAGCCAAGAGCGCCCCTGGAGCCAGACTCTTATTCCACAGTGGAACACCATGATTACTAGTGAGAGCTTCGAACGACAGAGAGAAGCGACACCAAGACGCCGCCAAAACGGCGGCTACCTAGTCAGCGCCCTGAAGGCGCTTCTACTGATGGCGGCCCTCGAAGGCCGCCTACTAGGTATCTAACTAACTAAGTAAGTCATCGCCCAGAAGCGATGACATTAGTAGGGAGTCATCCTCAGATGGATGACTCTTCTTTATCGGCCAGCGGGCAGAGCTGGCCTCTATTAGGGTTGGTGATTCTCAGATGGCTTGGAGTCTTGATCCCAGTAGTGGGGAATGCCTTCCCTCTAATTGGTCTTCGACCAGATCAATCATCTGGCGAAGAGATAGTGGTCTCTGTCAGAAGCTCCGGTATGACACCGGAACTCTTTGCCTCGCTCCGGGCGAGGCCGTAGACCATATACGGTCCCGCTCTGAAGGTGGGGACCACAGTCACTCCAATCTTCAGGTGCTCTGCAAGTACCACCACGACCAGAAGACGGCCCAGGAGTCGGCTGCTGGGAAGCAGAAACAGCGGACCAACGTCCGGCTACCCGTCAGGCGGAATGGCCCGCTGGGGGCCTTGTAGGTTCCCTGGGCACCCGAGTGCCCCTCAAGCCTTCCAGGCCTGCGAGGCGTGCGCCGAGCTGCTCCAGGCGGCCACCCGCCCTCGACCTGGCCCCGGAGGGGCCTGCATGCGCGTAAGCGCGCGCGGGGCCTTCGGCCCACGGTTGACATTCGGATGGAGTCTGAGGGATAATGGAACTAGAGGGACAGGTCGTCCCTCTCTTTGTTGTCTCTTGAGGATGCATGGCTGTTAACGAACTGATTCAGATTGCCGGTGGGGATGTCGCCTTCTACGAGACCTGCAACCAGGTGGCCAAGAATGTCCACTCTAAGTGGGAGTCCATCTCTCCTGACGATCTGACTCAGATGATCGCCATCAAGACGATGGAGAACGCGCCGACCCTCGTCAAGAACCTGCGTACGGCTGATGACCCTCTCACGTACCTGGGTCGCTCGATGTACAAGGCGGGCGTCCTTGGTGCTTCTACCGAGGTGTACGGCCGGAAGGTAGGCGGATTCAGTGCCGCCTCTGACGATAACCCTGACTGGTACGAGGAAGCGTCGTATGGGACTCCCGAGGGCATCTACTCCACTGAGGCTATTCGGGCGGCCCTTCAGGCTCTCGACTGGTCCGACCAGAACGACCCACTGATGGTCCTGGTCGAGGATGGACTACTGAAGCTGAGTGACCGGGATCGCGAGATCATCATCGACTTCTTCGTCAACGGTGAGAAGCCCGCTTACCGAGTCCACGTTACTCGTGCGGTGGATCGCCTTACTAAGTTCGTCAATGGGTGGGCGTAATTCTTCACTGGAACACCTTCATTACTAGTGAGAGAGGATAACGGCTTGAGTGCGTCAGGGCCTCTCCACCCATTGATGGGGTTGAGCCACTGGGTTGAGTGTCATAGCCACTCCCCGGTGGCTCCCCCTTTTTACGTCTAGGGAGACCAAGGAATGATCGATGCGTGATCTAGGGCGTTCGCGGCCGAAGGCTTCTTTCGACCAGAAGGCGGACCGTAAGATCCGGGCACGCCGGAAGAACGAACTTCAGATGCATGATGAGTACTGGGATCTCCGGACTCAGGTCGAGGCTCTTCGCGAGGATGAAGAGAACGACTAGGAGTGCTAGAACACACCCCGTCCCTTGTGGTCGGGGTTTTTTGGGGACTGTACGACTCGGGGGTAAGAGCGGCCGGACGTAATCCGGTGGATGCGGGTTCAAGTCCCGCCAGGACCCACAAGCTTCCCTAGCTCAGTTGGACAGAGCGCCGGAGTGAAATCCCGGAGGTCAATGGTTCGAATCCATTGGGTGGCACGGGGTGATAATGCTGTACCGCACCAGGAGACTTCGCCAAAAAGACAACAGAGGTTGCGGTCGCGATTCCCGATTCTGCGATAACGAATCGGACTGGTTCGGTAGCTCAGTCGGTAGAGCGGGGGATTCTTAATCCCATGGTCACGGGTTCAAGTCCTGTCCGAACCACAGAGTGCCTAGCGCTTCGCTCGGTTTCTCGCATTCATCCTTTCCCTACGACAAGGATTGCAGATCGCTACCTTCCCGTAAGGAGTGCCTTTGCTTGGTCCGTACTCGGACCATTCCTTGTAAACCTCACAGTTTTTGCAGTACCGGCCCACGTCATCCCATAGCACCGGATCGTGCACCGTGGGGTCTTCGACGGTTCTGCATACAGTGCAGATCTGATGCTTGGCAGGTGTAGTGAGCCACCATGGGTTTTGATTCATGGCGTCGAGAGTAGCACCTGAATGCTCCACCCAATGGTCATTAGCTCAGTCCGGTTAGAGCACCGCCCTGATAAGGCGGGGGTCCCTGGTTCAAATCCAGGATGATCAACTGAGACGGTTCATAACTGTCTCTACTGTAGTGAACTCTTGTGCCGTCCGGAGGCACGCCTACAAAGGCTCTGGTGGCAGACCAGGTGGGTTCGCGAAAGGGGGGTCGCTCCCCTGATGACTTGTAGCTCAATTGGCAGAGCAACGGATTGTTAATCCGTGGGTTCCTGGTTCGAGTCCAGGCAGGTCAGCGATAGGGTTCCCGGCATGAGCCTAGCGGGATAAAGCAAAGCGGGCGAGGCGGCCCCGCCCTAATCCAGCGAAAGAAGGTTCTATGTGGGATTACAGGGCTTCGGTCCTCAAGGTCAAGGATGGTGACACGCTACGTGTTCTCCTCGACCGAGGGTTTGATGAGACCAAGGAGATTGATCTCCGCCTGTTCGACACATGGGCACCCGAGAAGACTGATTCAGGGGGGCCTGAGACCAAGGCTCACGCCACTGAGTGGGTCGATGAACGATCCGAGGGCCGGTGGCCTTTCGTGGTAATCCTTGAGCGAACTAAGCGAGGAGACCACGAGGTCTCGACTCTGGGACGTTATGTCGGCACACTGCTCGACCCTCAGGGGGACAGTCTGAACTCGGCTGTCACAGCATTTGTAAGCGCCCGGGGATACGGGCACGGAACAGGATTTGAAGGGGGTGCTTGATGATTCGCAGTGGTCCCCCGCCTAAGGACCCGAAGATGAAGCGGAGGCGGAACAAGGATCTGGTTGAGTCGATCGAGCTTTCCTCCTCCCCTATAGGGTCTGTGAAGTCGAATCCCGCTGTTGACCCTACGTGGCACAGCATTGTCCGTCAGCTCTACATGAGCTATGCGGCTAGTCCGCAGGCGGTATTCTTCGAGCCTTCTGACTGGGCTCAGCTCCGGTACGTGTGTGCGTTCATCTCCTCGACCCTCTACAAGGGCGAGTACGACGCTGACTACCCGGACGAGTACAAGATCGGTCTTGATGCTGCGGCCTCCGCCATCTCTGCCCTCGAAGACTTCCTGACGACCGAGGCCACTCGTCGTCGGCTTCGGGTCTCGATTGATCCGAGTAAGACAGTCTGGACTGAACCGCTCGACTACTGGCATGACCTTGCAACTGACTGGTTCCTGTCTCTTCGGCAGTCTGGCCAGTCGATGTACTACCAGTCGACAGACATTGCCTTTGCGGTACTCGTCGCTGAGATCATCCATCGCCATGTCGCTTCCGGCATGAACGGAAAGATGATGGCCACGATCACCAAGGCTTGCAGTCTCCTTCTGACTACAGAGTCCGCTCGAAGGCTCGCACAGATGGAGCTTGCCAAGGCTGCTGACGATTCGATGGACGCCCACATTACTTCGCTTATGGAGGAGTACGCACGAGACATTTAAGGGGGATGAGTGAAGCCGGTTCTTACCGTCAAGGATGACTACATTCCCCAGTGTGACTCGTGCAAGACCTTCGGCAACAAGATGTGCGAACACCGCACTCTTGGGTGGGGGATTCTTCGTTGGGCCGGTGAACACTTCCGGTCTGACTGGCGGTACACCCGATCACAGCGACGGACAATCCTTCGCTGGTACGAGGTCGACGAGAACGGCAAGTTCGTCTATCAGACGGGCACACTTCAGCTTGCCAAGGGTTCCGGTAAGGGACCATTCTTCGCGACTCTCGCCGCCGTCGAATTCCTGGGGCCTGTCAGGTTCTCCCACTTTGACGACGACGGTCGGGCTGTCGGCAAGCACCCCCAGGAGCCCTGGGTTCAGCTCTTCGCCGTGAATCAGGACCAGGTCAAGAACGTGACCCTGACCCTGAACAGTCTCTTCAACCAGGCTGCCATTGCGAAGTATGCGATGGACCCCGGTATTGAACGCTGGCACGCCCGCCAGACCGACGGCACGTTCTGTCTACTCGAAGCCAAGACGGCTTCTTACCGCTCTGCGGAAGGTGGCCGACCATCGGCCCTTTTCATGGACGAAACGTGGCACTGGAACGAGTCGAACAACATGGTGAACGTCTACCACACGGCCACGGCTAACGCCGCCAAGGTCGGCGGACGCACCCTCATGGCTACCAACGCCTACATCGTCGGTGAGGACAGCATTGCTGAACGGGTCCACACGGCCTGGCAGCGACAGCAGGACGGCAAGCAGCGACGTACCGGCATGTACTACGAGGCTAGGTCCGCTGACCCCACCTTCGACCTGGAGGATGAAGCCCAGCTCCGGGAAGCCATTGCTACGGCGTACGGCGACTGCCACTGGGTGAACATCGACGCCATCGTTGACCAGTGCTACTCGGGTGTCATCACTCGGGACGAAGTCCTGAGGAAGTACCTGAACCTGGTTACGGCCGCCGAGGACGCCCTAGTCGATCCTGTGGCTTGGGACAACTGCGGGGTCGAACTCGAACTCAAGCGTGGAGACCGGATCGTAATTGGTCTGGACGGAGGCGAGTCCGACGACGCGACAGCCATTGTGGCTCTCCGCGTGAACGACTCGTTCTTCCAGCCGATAGCCATTTGGGAGAAGCCGGACGGCCCTGAAGGTCAGCTCTGGCGAGTCGACAAGGAAGCCGTCTCGGAGACTATTGATTGGATCTTCGCCAATTATCGGGTTGTCGGCTTCCTCTCTGATACAGCCTACTGGGAAACCTACGTTCACCAGTGGAACGAGAAGTATCAGTCTCGGCTAGACGTCAAGGCTTCTGGACGATCCCATGTCGCCTACGACATGCGAGGTAACCAGAAGGAAATCACCGAGATGAACGTTGCCCTCGTTGGTGCCATCGAGAACGGCATGGTCAAGCACTCAGGTAATTACGGCCTATCACGACACGTCAAGAACGCTAAGCGCCGGAACAACAAGTACGGCACTTCGTTCGGTAAGGCGAACAGAGACTCGCAGTACAAGGTAGACGCCTATGCGGCTGCCTTGCTCGCTTTCATTGCCCGTACGCGTCTCATCGCGTCCGGCAAACAGTCGAAGCCTCGAACTGTCGGAAAGCTGCAAACGAGAGGTGGATTCTAGGAGGAGATGATGAATGGCTGCTAAGCAGAAGGTCGATACGAATGCTCGTATCACCAACGCCCTTGCTCAGATCAACAAGGACAAGGATCGACTTGTGATGGTGGACCGCTACGTTCGCGGTCTGCATCCCGCTCCTTTCATGCCTCGTAACGCGAACTCTGAGTTCAAGGAACTGGCCAAGCGGTCGATTCACAACATCATCCCTCTACTGGTTGATGCGCCTACCGATGCTCTCGCTGTAGAGGGTTATCGAAGGCCCGACGTCACCGGTAACCCGGCCGAGTGGAAGTACTGGCAGTCCAATCGAATGGATCAGCGCCAGTCTCTCGTTCACCGGGCTGCCCTTGAGTGCGGACAGTCGTACGTCTCGGTCCGTAAGAGCCTTCTCGATCAGAAGGTTCCGGAGATTCGTATTCATCCGGCAGTTCGTACGTTCGCCGCCTTCGATGACCCGCTCTTCGATGCCGCCCCTATGTACGCCCTCATAATCGAAGAGGAGTCCAAGGGTGAAGGCAGTCCTGGTCGAGCTACGTTCTTCGATGAGAAGTTTCAGTACGAGGTCGAGCTGTCGGAGTCTTCCTTCAAGGTAGGCAAGCGTACGGCTCACGGAATGCCTCACTGTCCGGTGGTTCGCTTCGTTCCGAAGATGGATCTCCTGGGCCGTGCTTACGGCATCGTCGAGACTGTTGTGCAGATGCAGGACAAGCTGAATCAGATGTACCTCAGTCTGATGATTGCCCAGCACTACACCGGCTTCGCCATTCGCACGGCTACCGGCCTCGCGCCGGTCGAGATGCTGGACGACTTGGGTAACCCGATGTACGGCGAGGATGGACAGCCTCTGTTCATCGCCCCGGTTATCGACCCTTCGACCATGCTCATCTCTCCGAACCCCGAGACCAAGTTCGGAACGCTGCAAGCAGCTCCTACCGAAGACTTCATGAAGGCCATTGAGATGGTGGTCCAGCACATGTGTGCTGTGACCGAGACGCCGCCTCACTACCTTCTGACGGGAACTCTCTCCAACCTGAGTGCTGACGCCCTGGCGGCGGCCGAGTCTGCCTTCTCTCGCAAGATTGACGAGATCCGGCACTCGTTCGGTGAGTCCTGGGAACTGGTCCTTCGTCTCTGTGCACTGATTGCCGGTGACCAGAAGGGCTACGAGATCGAGGATGCTCAGGTCCAGTGGGCCGACAAGGGCAACCGCTCGCTCGCTCAGGCAGTCGACGCCGGACTCAAGCTGACTCAGATGGGGGTCCCGACGACGATTGTCCTGTCCAAGATTCCTGGCTTCACCCAGCAGGACATTGACGAGGTCAAGGCCCTCCTGGAGGACCAGGACGGGGTCAACTCGATGGCGGACAAGTTCGCTAGCCGGGTGGCCAAGAACAACGCCAAGGCCGAAGCGAATCCCGGTACTGCTGCCGTCAAGGCCCCCAAGGAGGGTGCTTCGACAGGCAAGGGTGCCGCTGATCCTTCCCTGGCAGGTAAGGCGGCCTAATGAGTAAGCAGATCGATAGCGACAGGGCAGCGGAACTTTACTCCGCTGCTCTTCGCGACATCAGCGCCAACACTATCGGTCAGGCTCTCAGGTACTTTCACTCAGTCCCTCCTTCGGCACTACTCAAGGACCCTGACAAGTACTTCGATGAGTGGTTTGAGATTGTCGATGAAGCCAGGCAGCGAGCTTGGAACATCGGGCAGGCTTACTACCGCCTCGATACGGCTATCTGGACCGGCACTACGCCGGACGACGGCACAGGTGAATTGCTCACCTTGAAGCAACTCTGGATCTACTTCCTGAAGCGAATTGGTACTAAGAAGTTTCGTAGTTCACTTCCTAACTCTGAGATCAGTCTGACTGACTCAGTGTGGGACGACTACGACCTTGACTACTCTCGACGTAATGCGGCGTCTACCTACTACACAAGAGCCGCTTATCGCTTGAAGAAGTTCGAGGATGCCAGTCGACTGAAGGAGTTCGTAGACAAGGACGACTACCTCAAGCAGCTCGACAAGGTCATGCAAACCGTCACCACGGACATGGCCCGTGAGTCACAGAGGCTCGCCCACAACGGTGGTCGGGATGCAGTCCTTCAGGGGGCTCAGAACACCAAGGCCAAACGAGTCGGGTATCTGCGAGTTCCGCGAGGTCTTTATACCTGCGGGTTCTGCATCATGCTCGCTTCACGTGGGGCCATCTACAACACCAAGGCTTCGGCCGGACTCAAGGGTGTTGGTCGTGAATACCACGCTGGGTGTGACTGTGAAGTCCGAGCCATCTACGAGGGGCAGACACTTCCTGCGGTGAACAAGCAGGCCGAAGACGCCTGGAAGGACTTCACTCGAACCAAGGGTGGAGGAGCCTCCGACTTCAATAAGTGGTGGGCCGAAAAGACTAATGAGTAAGAGGGAGAGAGATGCCTGAAGAGAACGTAGAGGTTGAAGTCGAGATGGTCGAGCCTGAAGAGGGCGTCATGGTCGACGTCCCCGACGAGAACGAGGGCCAGGAGCCCGAGGCCGAGACCGAGGTTGAACCTGAGGTCGAGGAAGAGCCCGTCGAGGAGGCCCCTAAGAAGGTCAAGCGGCCCGTGCGTACGCCCAAGGTCAAGGCCCCCGTCGAGGAGCCCGCCGAGGAGGCCCAGGACGAGCCTGAGGCCGTCGAGGAGGAGTCCGAAGAGGAAGAGGCGGAGGAAGAGACAGTTGCCGACCTGGCGGCCGTCCTCGCCCGCCTGGAGGCCATCGAGGCCCTCCTCACTGCGGAACCTGGCGAGACCGAGCCGGTTGTTGACGAGGAGGCGGTTTCCCGCGCCGAGGCAGCCGAGCTGAAGCTACTGGCCTTCAAGGTCGGTACGCGACATGGACTCTCCGAAACGCTCATCGAGCGTCTTCGGGGTGAGGACGAGGAGTCCCTTACTGAGGACGCCGTGAAGCTCTCCGGTGAAACCGGATCGGGTGGCGGTGGCCTTGGAAAGGGCGGACTCGATCCTGATGAGGATGTGTTCGACCCGAAGAAGTTCATCAAGAACCTTCGGAAGCAGAACAACGGCGGCCTCTAAGCCCCATTCCTAACCAAGCCCCTTAACGGGGCTTTTTCTATGCCCACTTCCTTTAGGAGGAATCAGTATGGCTAACACTATCTACAATGGTGAGAAGGTCGCGGCTGCGGCCCTTGCCAACATTGAGGCGTCTGTCGTTCTCGCTGCAACGGTTCAGAAGACCTCCGGTGCTGAGTTCGTCGGTGCTGCTGGCCACACGGTCAACATTCGTCGGCCGTCGATGCTCACCGGCTTCGAGGAGAACATTGACTGGACTGCCGGTCAGCGTCTTGCCGGTGGCGTCATCAAGACCGAGTCTCTGAACGAGCAGGTTCTTCCGGTCGTCCTGGACACCCACGCCTACTCGGCGGTTGACCTGTCCGACGCCGAACTGTCCCTCTCGCTGACCAGCTACCTGTCCCAGGTCATCGTCCCGCAGACTGACGCGCTCGTGAACCGCCTTGAGCGCAAGGTTGCTGCGGCCCTCGCCTCGCTCCCGGACGACTCGCGAGGTGCGGTTGACATCTCGGCCGCCGTCGCGGCGGGGGACTACGTCAAGGCAGCCCAGCTCATCCGATTCCGGATCAGCTTCCTGGCCTCCGACCTGACCGCGAAGAACATTCCGGTCGGCGGTCGCTTCCTGGTCCTGGGTTCCCAGATCGCCGGGTTCCTGATGAACGACCCGAACCTGACCCAGGTCGCCAACGCCGGTACCGACTCGGCTCTCCGTGAGGCCGTGATCGGCAAGCTGTACGGCTTCACGCTGGTCCAGGACAACCGTGTCGACCCGCTCTCGATGTACGCCTACCACCCGTCGGTGATCCAGCTCGTGACTCACGCGCCGGTCGTCCCCGAGTCCGCCAAGGGTTCCAGCCAGTCTTCGGACGGCTACGCGATCCGTGCCATCAAGGACTACAACTCGTCCACGGCGTCCGAGCGTTCGTTCCTCTCGGCCTACGTCGGTGCCACTCTCGTGACCGACCGAGTTCGGAACGCCGATGGCTCGGTCAACCCGACCCCGTCCGTCATCCGTGGCCTCAAGGTGGCTATCGACGTCACCCCTTGATGACCCTCTCTTCCCCGATCCTCGGTGATCTGACCACGATGAGTGCTCCGATTGCCGAGGAAGGAAGCGGAGGGGTTACACCTGCTCCCAAGACTGTACGTAAGCGTGCTCCTCGGAAGCGGACGACCAAGAAGGATGACACCAAGGAGGAGTAATTGATTTGCGACCCGATCGGCACTGTTGCCGAGCTTGAGGCGCGAGTCGGACGATCCTTTGTTACGGACGAAGAAAAGGGCATGGCGGTGGCAGCTCTTGAAGATGCTGCCGCCATTGCCCGTGTCTACGGCAATCCCTACTGGGGCTGCTACGCGGTCAGCACGATGTCTACTGCTGAACCTCTGGTGGTCAACGGGGTTGCCGTCCGTTCTACAGGAATGAACGTTCCTGCTGGAGTCAAGGCCGTAGTACTCGCAATGGCCGCTAGAGCCATCCGCAACCCGGACGGTTTCGTTTCTGAGACTGCCGGTGAATACACCTACCGGTACAGCGAGAACACGGCCAATGGCATCTCCCCTTCACAGGGTGAGATCACCATGCTTGAGAAGCTGGCACAGAAGGACAAGATCCGCACTGTTGCATTCGAGCGGGCTATCAAGGTTGCTCGCAGTCGCGAGTACCCGTACGAGGAGAATGGCAATGTCGTCTGGGATGAGAGTTCCGGATGAGTATTTGGAATCGTGCTCCTGTTGAAGCAGTCCTCTATGAGAGGGCTGAAGTCGATGATGGCTATGGCGGAACCGTTCCTGGTCTCGGCCCTGGCCATCCTCTCAAGGTTTTCGCACAGCAGATCTCAGACGGAACGGGGTCCGATGACAACTGGGCCGCCCCCGTCATGATGAAGATCTACTCAAAGACCAATCCTTGTGACCGATGGTCCGAGGTTCATATGGATGGCGATGTCTGGACGGTTGTTCAGCAGCCTAAGTGGCGTCGGAACTCTCCGAGAACCACCCACTACGTTGCCACGATCGAAAAGAGGGGTGGCTGATGAAGCTCGTTCTCTTCGACTACCAGTGCAGAACCGTCCCCGCCAAGGCCATAGAGACTGATGAAGCTCTCCGCAAGGAGGCATTCAAGCGGGCCCACAACACTAAGACGGCTGCTGCCGAGTTCTCCAACACCGGACACTTCCGAGGGTCTGTTCACGTGAAGAAGCACGAGAAGGGCTACTCGGTTGACATTGACGACGAGGCCGCCCTTTCGATCATTTTCGGTCACGAATACGACGGCTGGGCCGAAGGTCACGCACCGTTCGAGGGCCACCCCGAAATCATCGCAGCACTACTCGCCTAGGAGATGCCTTGAAGGATTCGTATCTACTTACAGACTCGGAAGCGATCGCTCTTGAGGCACTACGCGAATACGTCCCTCTCTTCAACGACACCGAGATTAAGTATGTCGTCAAGATGCCGGACGAGTGGCTTCACCTGCTGCCGATTGTGATGGTCAGGCGAACGGCTGGTACTTCCGAGGACCCCAGCTACCTGGACCAAGCAGTCTTCACCGTGCACTGCTTTGCGTCGACTCGCCGAGATGCTTCGCTTCTCAGCCGACTGGTTCGTAAGGGACTGGTCGATGCTTCCAAGGCCCCCTTCGTCTCCACGATCGAGGGCGGATCGATGTTCCGTTTCAGGGAGATCGGCGGTCCTTTCTACTCAGCCGGTAATGACAACGTCCATCACCCTGACGTATTCCGCTTCGTTGCCTCTTACCAACTCATGTTCCGCCCAGTCGTCTGACTGGGTTCTTCTACGGGCCTCCGGGCCCTCTTTTGCTGTGCCCTAAAGGAGGACATCTATGACTGCTCCCGTCAACTCCAGCTCGACTGAGGTCATTGCCCCGGCGACTGGCTTCATCTACGTCGCACCTGCCAACACCCCGGCCCCGACGTGGCCGTTCATTCCGAACCACGATGGTCCGGTTGAGACTGCCTGGAAGTCGATCGGCAATACGTCTCTCGACAACGGCGTTGAAATGACGATGGACGGTGATGACCCCGAGGTTCTGGGTTCGTGGCAGGACCCGGCTCTTATCACGACCAACCCGGCGAAGACCTATAGCCTCACGATGAACCTTGAGGACATCACGATCGAGACCCTGAACCTCTACTACGGTGGTCAGGTTTCCTCTTCGGCCGATGTCTTTGTCATTCCGTCTACGCCGACTCCGTCTGAGCGGGCCCTTTTCATTGCGGCCTCTGATGGTTCTCAGATGGTGGGCTTCCACTACCCGCGTGCGTCGATCATCGGTTCGGACTCCATCACTCTGGACCCGGCCGCGATCACCGAGGTTCCGGTTACCGCAACGATTCTGTCGGCCGGTTCCGGTGCTGGATTCACTGGCATGGGCCAGGTCTTCAAGAAGTGCGACGTTCCGACTGTCAACCCGACCCTGCCGTAAGTGGACCCGACTAACTATCTAACTAAATAAGTAAGACCAGCCCCCTCTCTCGTTCTCCCTTTCCGGGAGAGGGGGCTTTTTTCATGTCTGAAAGGGAGATTAACGCGATGAAAGGGAGAGCGTTATGACTAGCCTGAAGTTCACCGACCTTATTGCTGAGGCCGAGAAGTCCGACAAGAACGTTGAGATCGAGGCTGCGGATGGTTCCGTGGTCAAGCTCCGTGAGTTCTCCAACCTTCCCGGTGCCGACTTCAAGACTGTTCTGAAGTACATCGATATCCTTCAGGACGAAAAGGTGAAGGAGACCTCGAAGATTGACGCGATGGACCTTTGCCTGATCGCCGCCTGCGACAAGAAGGACACCATGAAGGAAATGCTCGAACTCCTTCCGCTGTCCGGCCGCGAGGCCATCTTCAACGCTTGGATGGAGGCGGCTGAGGTCCCGGAATCCTAATTCTCCGCAAGATGCTTGATGACAATGGAGGGGAGATCACTGCTGACCTGATGAGGTTCTACGGAGTCGATATCCGAGACCTCTTCACGGGCGGCATGTCTCCCCGCTTTTGTCTCGCTCTCGTGGAGAACCTTCCCATCGAGTCTGCTACCTACTCCAGTCACATTGCCGAAGGTGATCGTGGATCAAGAGGGTGGGACCGCAATACCTATGTGATGGCTGATCTGATCGACGCCATCAACATCCTTCACACGACTCTTGTCCGGGTGAACACCAACAACCCGAAGAAGGTTAAGGATCCGGACCCGTACGAGCGTCCTGGAGCCAAGGAACGTACTCGCAAGGCCAAGACTTCCAATCCGTTCGCCAACGCTCTTTCTGCCAGTGAGTCTGTCGATATCGACGCTGGTGGAGAGATCAAGTCTTTCTCCATATCCCCCGACATTCTCAAGCGCTCTCAGAAGAGCCAGTCGGAGGGCCAACCATTCACAGTTAATTAGGAGGTGAGATATGGCTAACGGACCCGGTGGAACCGAAGTCGGTCGAGTCTATATTCGAGTACTGCCCGACACGTCAGAGTTCAAGGCCAAGCTGAAGGCTGCCCTCAAGGGCGTGAATGAAGAGGTCGAAGTTGACGTCGTCGCCAACACGGCTAAGGCTGAAGCCCGTATTAAGGCCTTGGGCAAGAGAGCTAAGGTCACTGTAATCGCTGATGCTGACACGAAGATGGCTCAGGCGAAGATTGAGAGGGTTGAACAAAGCCGTAAGATGCGACTCCTCGTAGACGCCAACATTAAGGATGCTTCAGCTCGGATCGATTCACTCGTTCGAGAGAAGCGTCAGGCAGTTCTTCGCGTAATGCTGGAACAGAACGAGGCAAAGGCTCAGCTTGCAGCACTCGACCGAAAGCGCACAACCACGATCGAGGCCCATCTTAATGATGAGTCAATCGCCAAGGCCGAAGCTCGTATCAAGTCGCTCAACCGTAGACGCGAACTCGCTCTCACTCTCGACACGGCTCAGGTAACCAAGAGGTTCAACCGCCTCAAGGCTCAGATGAGGCACCTCACGGCCCAGCTCGACATTGAGACCGATCCTGCTGCCATCGCTCGTATCCGCGCCCAACTTGCTGAAGCATCCCGAGGATTCACCCTCATGGGCGACATCAAGATCAAGGGACGAGAGAAGGTTGCTGCTCAGCTCGAAGCACTGAGGAAGCGCTACGAGATTGTCATTGAGGCTCGATCCAATCGAGTTGATCAGACTCTTGCTGGTCTCGAATCTCGTATGGCCGCCCTGCGGGAACAGGCCAAGGTCACTGTCGACGTTAACTTCAACCGAGCTGAGATCGAGGCTCAGTGGGAGTCGGTTAAGGCCCAGCTTCAGGACCTTGAACTTCGGGTCTCGACTGAAATGGATGACAGCCGTGCATTCATGGAGTATGAGACTTTCAAGGCAAAGTTCGAGGATATCCGAGCTGAGATCATTCCCACTCTCAACACTCTTCACGCTAAGGCTGAGACCGAGGAACTTCGGGCCTGGATCAACAATAAGCGAGTCGAGTTCATCGCCTCGATCAACAGTCGGTTGGCTACTGCTCAGCTTGAGATGCTCAGCCGTGACTACAAGTTGGAACTCAATGCGGTCGTAAGGGATGCAGCAGCCAGGGTAACGATCGAGAATCTTGCTCGTGACCGTAATGCGTACTTCAAGGCCGTCCTTGACACCAAGAAGGCAATGGTTCAGTTCGCCACCCTCGACCATGACCGGATCGCTTCAGTGCATGTCCGGCTTGAGAATGCTCTCAAGGCTCAGGCCGAGCTGATCGCCCTGGGTAAGACTCGCACGGCTGAATACAGGGCTGAGGTGAAGAATGCCGGTAAGGCTGAAGCCGAACTGGAATACCTCACTCGGGACCGTACCGTTCACATCAAGCTCAAGAGGGACTGGAGGAGCAAGCTCTTCGCCGCGCTCTCTAAGGACCTTGAGACCACCGGACGGAAGACGAGGCTCCTTTCAAGGATCTTCACCAATCTCGGTGGGGCCGTCAGTAAGACTGCACAACTGATCAGCGGTGGTCTGGTTACCGCCGTTGGTAAGGCGACTACGTTCTTCGGTGGTGCCGGGGAAGGGATAACCGAACTCGGACAGCAGATGGTCTCTTCGGCTACTAAGGGCCTGGGAGCCATGGTTGCCTCTGGTGCTCAGGCTGGCATCATCCTGGCCCTCCTGGTCGCAGTCGTGGGCGTCGCTATCGCCATGTTCGCCGGTCTGACGGCTGCAATCCTTGCGGTTGCTGCTGCCCTTCTCGGCATGGTCCTCGTGATTGCGATGCTGGCTACCGTCCTGATTGGTGCGGCTCTTGGTGCTGTGGCTCTGGCTGCACTGCCTATCGCATTCATTGCCGGTGCCGCTCTCATGCTGGCCAAGAGCAAGGAACTCAACAAGGAGTTCAACAAGCTCACGCAGACCTTCAAGGATGTAATGAAGAAGGCTGCTCGTCCCATGATTAAGGAGTTCCAGAAGGAGCTTCCTAAGCTGCGCAAGTGGCTTTGGGGTATGGAGGATGACTTCAGCGGAGCTTTCAAGGCTGCGTCTAAGCACCTTGAGGACTTCAGGGTTGGCATCCAGAACTTCGTAGAGGGACTCCTTCCGGGCCTGACCAAGGGAATGAACTCGGAAGGGTTCGCCAAGTTCACTAAGGCGTTCTCCGGAGCGCTTGGGGACATTGGTAAGGCCATCGGGGACTCGTTCAATATTTTGGCTCAGAACGGTGACAAGTTCGCTGGTGTCATCAAGGAAATTGGGCGAGGTCTGGGCGAAGTACTCCCGAGCCTATCTCGATTCCTGTCTTCTCTGGCCACTGGTGCTAAGTCAACAGGTCAGATCGCTGACGGCGTCGCCGGTATGTTTGATGAGCTTTCCGAGAGCTTCAATAAGGCACTGGCGTCAGACGGATGGAAGCAGGCTGTTTCCGGATTCTCCGACATGCTCACTGACTTCGGTGATGCCATTGGTGAGGGTTTCGAGACCGCAATGAAGTCTGGCGACAAGTTCCGGGACGCCTTCAAGGCTCTTGGTGACTTTATGCAGGGGATCTCTGAGCCTCTGGCCGAGTTCACTGGTTCGGCTGCGGGACAGTTCGCTGACGTCATGCCTTCTGTGACTAAGGGCATGCAGGAGATCATTCCTGCGATGCAGAAGTTCACCGAAGCGTTCGCTGCGTTCGCTCCTGATGTGGTCACCGAGGTCTCGGACGCTATTGCCGGTCTGTTCAAGTACCTCGCTCGTCCCGATGTAGCTAAGACGTGCAGGGACATCACGATAGCGTTCATGGAGTTCGCCAGGGAGGCTCTTGGTCCGGAAACGCTTGATGCGATCCTGGGTATCTCTGACGCGGTTACTCAGGTACTGAAGATCATTGGTCCTCTGCTGCCTTACATCATCAAGCTGACTTCAGGGGCTGGTGCCTTCGAGTACATTGCCGACCTGATAAGGAAGCTCGTTGACTGGTGGAACATGCTCCCCGGAGCTATTTCTGCGGCCAAGGATGCTATCGGTCAGTGGGCAGCCGAGATGGACGCGAAGCTTTCTTCCACCCTGAAGGGCTGGGAGCAGATCAAGTGGATTTTCAAGGCCATGATCGACTTCATAAAGATGGAGTTCATGCTTCTCGTCGCGGCGATACAGACTCAATGGATGCTCATCTGGACTGCCGCTCAGATTGTCTGGGCTTTGATCTGGGCAGTCGTTCAGTCCGCCCTTGCAATCATCGTTGGTCTCTTCAACGTCTTCGTTGACCATATAGTTTCCTCCTGGAATCTCCTGGTCACTGTTGCTGTTACTGCCTGGAACTTCATCCTGACAACGATCAAGGGTGTCGTCGAAATCCTCAAGGGAATCTTCGCCATCTTTGTCGGCGTCATCACAGGTGACTGGGGCAAGATAAAGCAGGGAGCCCTAACTGTCTGGTCGGGAATCAAGACGATCGTCAGTGGTGCCATCACCTACATCAAGGGACTTGGCTCCGCCGTGGCTACGTACTTCAAGGAGCGTTGGAACAGCATCAAGTCTGCGGCCTCTGGGGCCTGGTCCTCGATCAAGAGCGCGTTCTCTGGTGCGATGTCCAGCATTAAGTCTGCCGCAAGTGATGCCGTTGATTGGATCATCGGCAAGTTCAATTCCTTGAAGGACAAGGCGGGTGACCTCCTTTCGAGTCTCAACCCGGCGAACCTGTTCTCCGCGACGCTTGACCTGGACGTAAACCTGAATACGGGCTCGATGTCACTTCCCAAGGCACTCTCTGTGCCGATCGGATATGACAGCCCGAGTTCAGGAACGTTCTCCTCGCTCTCTGCGGATAACCCGTGGAAGCAGGATGTCAGCACGCTTTCGGCTGGTATCGATCAGGCGAACAACGCCTTCAATTCCAGTCTGGCCATTGCCGGAAGGTACGAACCGTCTAGCTCTACTACCACTGACCTCGTATCTCGTCGGGGCGTCGGAGTCACGGTTTACGCCGAGACCAACGCTGACCCGGTCGAGATCGGACGTGAAGTGGCTTGGGCACTTAGGAGGAAGTAAATGCCAGAACCCAGTGAGGTCCCTAACTGGACCCTGACCCGTGAAGGAGTCCGCCTTGGCGGCCTTCCTTACATGGTGCAGGAAGTTTCGGGCCTCCTGGATCTCCCTGAAGTTCGCAACAATGATGTCGAACTGATTCAGAGGGACGGACTGTGGGCCGGGGAAGATTACCTCGGCTCACGGTCTATCACCATCACCATTCGCTGTGTCGGTACGTCGGAGGATGACCTTTCCAACAAGGTGGCCATTCTCCGTCGTGCCTTCCGGTCTACCCGTACCGAGGTGCCTTTGTACTTCGCGATTCCGGGTATTGCTGATGGGGCCCCCTCGAAGGTCATGGGGAGGACCAGGAAGTTTGAGAGTGTCGCAGACTTGAACTATGGACGCTTCAATGCGGCCTTTGATATTCAGATCGATTGCACTGACCCGCACATCTACCCTCTCGCCGGGTTTGGTGTCCGTCGCCACATCTATCGAGGCAAGGATTACCACGAGGGTGGAGCCGAATGCCCCTTCCACTTCACAAGCAAGGGCCTGTGGATTCGTGCGACTGAGCCTGGTGAGGATGTCACTGCTCAATGCCACAATGGTAGTGAGGACACTGTTCCTCTCACTGTCGCAATCGAGGGGCCCCTAGACGGCCCCGTTTTCAGGAACCTCACCACTGACCAGTTTGTGAGTGTCCCTAGTCTCCAGTTGGCTACTGGCTCGACTCTGAACATCACGCCTAATGCCACTGGCGACAACTGGCGGATCACGGTTAGCCGACCAGGAGACGTCTCTTTGATTCCGGAGTCTTCGTGGGGAGATGCCTCTTCTTACTTCAAGCTCCCTCCCGGTCTCACCGAGCTGGCTATCGAGTCAGCTAATGAGACGGTTGTCGAGTATGAGACTCACGCAGTGGTGTCGTGGGTTCCAGGTGTTTATGTGTAACGGAGGAATGAATGGATAGCTACGTCAACTTCCAAGACGACGCGTATTACCCCGCTGACCAGTTCAGGCGGATGATTGGCCGAACTCAGGACAATGCAACGGGATTTGATGGGATCGACTCCTTCAAGCCGACTAACACTGCTGGGCTCACTTGGGCCGTCGAGGTTGCCCGAGGCCGGGCCCTCGTGTCGGACAATGCCGGTGGTACCTACTGGGTCGAGAAGACCACCAGTTCTACGGTTCCGACTCACGGAATTGTCGACGGCTACGTGGTCCTGGTCGTGCTCGACAAGAAGGCTGGCGACACGTCCAATGCCATGACTCTCGACGTGATCCGTACTACCGATCCGATTCCGGCTCGCTCCCTGATGATCTGCAAGTTCCATGACACGGGCACCGGTATCCGGATCGATGAGGACAGCCGCTATACGACCGCTGGACAGTTCGTGGTCTCCCCTTCCGGCCCTGCTCGATTCGGTCCTCCGACCGACACCATGGGACTCGGTCAGTTCTCCCCTGGCTCCCAGTACACGGACCTTGTGGCGGGTGTTCGCTGGATCAAGGATCAGAACGGCACCTGGGTACGTAGTGATGCTGGGGCGGGCTCTATCGACTCGGTCAATGGCAACTTCGGCCCGAATGTCACACTGACTGCTGCCAACGTTGGTGCCGTGCCGGATGTCATTCCTCGGGTGACGACCAACGATAAGAACCTCTCGACCGACACCGCTAAGTGGAACGGCTTCTCGGGTGGTGGGTACACCACCATTACGGGTGCCGGTGGTATTTCCACCAACGTGGAAGCCATCGTCAAGGATCTCCGTCTTGGCACTGGTGGTTCTCTCGCTGGAGGTAGCGGAGGTGTCGTAGCTTTCCCCAATGCCACTGTTGCCCCGACTGGCACCCCTGCTGGTGCTGTCATGTGGGCCCAGGGCGGGAAGCTCTACTTCAAGAACGCTACCGGCTCCGCCTCTGCCGTTGGTCAGTCCGCCTCAGGTATCGACGTCAAGAGTTACGGAGCCGTGGGCGATGGCGTCACCGACGACGCTCCAGCCATTCAGGCCGCCCTCAATGCGGTCCGGGATGCCGGGGGTGGGATGGTCACGGTTCCTTATGGGACTTACAAGCTCACTACCCTGCCTCTTCGTATCTACAAGAACACTCACCTTCGTCTCGTCAATGGTGCGACGTTCGTTCGCGGAGACGTAATCAAGACGATGATCGTCAATGGTATTGCTGATGCTTCCGGCTACAACGGCCAGGGAAACATCATCATTGAGGGTGGCGTCTGGGATATGCGAGGTACCGGACTGACTAGCCCGGCAAACTGCATTTCGATCGGTCACGCTACGAATGTTCGCATCCGGGACGCACAGTTCAAGGACATCCCTGGTTATCACGGTATCGAGTTCAACTCGACTCACACCGCCATTGTCGAGAACTGCCGCTTCGAGGGATTCACCGACACCGGAGGCCGTGACTTCTCTGAGGCCATTCAGATCGACCTTGCCAAGGGATCTGGTCAGTTCGGTAGCTTCGGAGTCTACGACAGCACTCCTTGCGTTTTCGTTTCGGTGACGAACTGCTACTTCGGTGCGGGCTGGCCTCGCGGAATCGGATCTCACTCCACGGTAAACGGAAAGACCCACAAGGACATCAACATCGAGGGGAACTACTTCTACACTCTCCAGCAGATGGCGATTGCCTCGTACAACTGGGACAACGTCACGATCGCCAACAACACGATCGACTTCTGTGGTGCAGGTATCCGAATCAAGAACATCAACGGAAGTGTTCCTGCCGATACTCAGGACTCCACCGGAACGGTTACCAACCGGAGTATGGCTAACTACGGGATCACTATCACCGGAAACACGATTCGAAGCACAGGATCTTACGCTCCTGCTATTCGAGTCGCTGGAGACACAGACACCGACGGAACTGAGCGTTGGATCAACTATGTGACGATCACCGGAAACACGATCAACGGTACCGACGGAACTGGTGACACCGGTAGCGGTATTCAACTCTCCTATGTGTGGGGTGCCACTGTAACCGGCAACTCTATTGCCAGTACTGGCGGTAATGGTATTCAGGCGGCCTACGGCGGCAACGTCATCATCTCTGACAACATCATCAGTTCTTCCGGTAACTACGCCCTCCTCTCTCGAATGATCAACATGTCCAAGCTTCAAGGCAACATCGTCAAGACGTGTTCTACATACGGGATCATGGTCAGTGGTGGCAGTTACGCAATGGTGATGGACAACTTCGTGCGAGATGCCACGACCTACGGAATCCGCGTCTCGGGCTACGACCCTGACGGGGCCGGGCCCAGTGGTGTTTCCCCGGTAAATGATGTCGTAGTTGTCGGCAACTCCGTGTCCGGTAGTTACACGGTAGGGATCTCTATTGCCTCTTCGACTAACTACTCCCGTCGATACGGAAACGACTGCCGCTCGTCCACTATTGAGGACTGGTCGGAAACGATCCGAAGCAACCCTAAGGACACCAACTCTGTGGTTGGAAAGGACTAACGAATGCCTTCGTACATCAACTTTCAGGATGACACTACTTACCCTGGAGCCAAGTTCCGCCGAATGGTGGGTAGGCAGCTTGATCTAGCCCAGGGGTTTGACGACCCCGCCTCGTTCAAGGTCAAGGTGTCTAACGACAATCCCGGCAAGCTTGAAGCTGCTGTCGGTGTTGCTTGGATTAAGGATCAGGTCGGAGGCATCTACTTCGTAGAACGGGACCTGTCCCCTCTCTACGTAGCGACGTCGGGCACTTCGGGGACCATCGTTCTCCGGGTCAAGGACTCGGCCCTTTTCGACGGCCCCAATGAACTCCTGTTGCAGGCCATTCCCACTGGGTCCGCGATTCCTGTCCGGTCGCTTCTCCTCGCCACCTATACAGGTTCGGGGTCGGATGCTGTTCTGACTGATGTTCGTTTCACTACTCCGGGGCAGTTCATCGTGTCCCGGAGTGGTCCAGCGAACTATGGGGTCCCGAATGTGGTTGCAATGGGACTGGACGCTTTCTCTCCCGGTACTCAGTACACCAATCTCACTACCGGCCTCCGGTACGTGAAGGCGACTGATAACACCTGGAAGATCGATCAGGGGCAGAAGGGAGACACGGGCTCTCAGGGGCCCGCAGGTCCCACGGGTGCTACGGGGCCTGCTGGGGCTACTGGACCCAAGGGCGATAAGGGAGATCCGGGTAGTGCAGTTCTCCCCGGCGCTCTGCTCGTGGCCTCTTTCCAGGCCTCCGCGAAGGACAAGGCTGCTGCTGATTACCTCTGTGACGGCGTCGCGGACGACGTCCAGCTCCAGGCCGCCATCAACGCCGCCAAGGCTGCGGGTGGTGGCGTCGTTCAGCTCACGGGCGGCATCTTCAACGTGGCCGCCACGCTGACCATTACCGGCAACGCCGACGAGGACAATGCCGACACGATCACCCTTCGAGGTGTGGGGGCTCAGGCCACCACTCTCGATATGGCTGCCAACGTCAACGGTATCGAGCTGACCAACTGGGCCATGGCCAACATCGAGGATCTCGGTATCGTCGTATCTGGTTCCGGTAGCGGTATTCACAGCACTGCTGTTCTTGCCGGTAACGAGGTCAGCTTCTGGCACTCCTCGTTCAGGAACCTCCGTCTCAATGGTGGGTTCACTTCGACCAACACTGGTTGGGGAATGGACCTGTCGATGCCTTGGCGCTCTTCGTTCGAGAACATCGAGATCGAGGGAACCAGGAACGGGATGCGCCTGAGCAATCAGGGAACTGTTCAGAACGCGGGAGACTGCACGTTCACTCGCATGTTCATTGAGATCGTCGGTACCGGTGGTACGGCTATCCACATCTCGTCTCCATCGAACAACATGAACCAGAACAACTTCAGCATGGTTGAGATCGGGGCCAACGGATCGGGATGCACCGGCATTCTGATTGATGGTGCCAGTGGTGGTGCTAGCCAGCGCTTCTGGGGACTCAACATGGAACAGTTCCAGACTGGCATCAACGTTGCTAGCGGCGAGTCCAACGTCTTTGAGTGCAACTACATCACTGGTGACACTGGTGACGCTACCAACAGGATGTTTGTCTGTGGTTCGAACGCCTACGGCAACACGTTCAGTGCTAAGTGGTGCAATGTCGAGTCCAACGGAACTCTCAAGGTGATCGAGGACAACAACACCACTTCGAATGTACCGAACATCTTCGAGGGTATTCGGATCGAGAACAACAACAGTGGCACCGTTACGTACTCCACCAGTAGCAGCACTGTTCTTCGTGACATCACCACGTTCAACACCGGCAATGCGATGCCTGCCGGACTGCTCCGCTACCCGGTGAGTGACGTCAACCTGTCCGAGTTCCACCAAGTCGACCAAGGCTTCCTGGCCTGGACTGCTGACCCGGCTGTGATCTCGGGATCCGGGTTCGTCCTCAACAGCGGAGTCGTGTACCTGTCGAGGATCAAGGTCGTCAACCGACTGACTGTCATCTCTAACCTGATGTACTACGTTGCCGTCGCCGGTACGAGCCTGACGGCTGGGCAGAGCTTCGTTGGCCTGTACAACTCCAGTGGCACCCTGCTGGCCAGCTCTGCTGATCAGACCTCCGCCATGGGGACGACCGGTGCCAAGACGGCGGCTATCACGCCCCAGACCCTTTCGGTTGGGTACTACTACGTCGCCTTCCTAGCCAATGGCACGGGCACGGCGGTGAACGTCTCCGGTGCTGGTGGAAACACTGGCGTGACCAACATCAACTTGGCTACCGGCTCCAGCCGGTCTCTCCAGACGGCAGCGGGCAACACTGCGCTTCCGGCGTCCATCACTCTGGGGTCTCAGACGCCGAACATTGCGGTCCGCTGGGCTGGTCTCAAGTAAGTGGGTTGACATTCGGATGACCTTGCTGTCATGATTAGAAGAGAGGGGCCGCCAAGGTGGCCCCTCCTTCCCTAGCGAGAGGAGAAGTGTGGCTGCAAGTACATACAAGGTGCTTCTGTATGACATCAGAACTCAAGAGATCTATGCCGAGATCCCAACCTCGGACATACAGTACGACTATGAGTTGGATGCCGATGGTTCCGCAACTATCTCTTTCCCTCTGACTGCCACCAAGGTAAACGGCAACCAGATCAAGCCTGCTGACATCTTTCCTGTCCGGACTGCTGTTGCTATCCAACGAGGAAGCGAACTGGTATGGGGCGGGTTGGTCTGGCAGTACAAGGTTGACCTGTCGAACGGGTTCATCACGATGGATGCGGGCGGGTACTTCTCCTACTACAAGTACCGTCATACGCCCACCGCAGGCAAGCGATTCCGCCAGACGGAAACCGTCGACATCATCAAGTCGTTCCTCCTTGACATCAACTCACGCAATGGAATCCAAACAAACCTCTCCGGTCTTCAGCAGGTCGATGCGAGACGAAATAAGTACTGGGCTCCTTACGAGTATGTTTCGATCGCAGATGTGATTGTCGATATGGCTGATGAAGTGCTTCCAGCCCGCGCCTGGGATCTAATCTGGGGCTTCGGAGGGGGATTCTTCTTCTACTTTGAGCCGTACTTCGTCAACTCTACGCACATCGGCAACCGGATGTGGAACACGCTTGACCGTAAGCCGACATACAACGGAGTCACTCTCGTACAGTCAGAGAACTGCGAATTCACCGAGCTGAGTGTCGACGGAAACTCGATGGCGAACCTGTCGTTTGTAGTGGGAGCGTCCGGCACGGACGTGTCACAGACCCGCCACTACGAAGCTCGTAACATCGCCCTCTCCTGGTCGCTCCCCTACTTGGAGAAGGTCACATCCGTATCAGGCGAGAAGGAACAGTCAACCCTCCCTATGAGGGCCAAGTCGGAACTGACCGCTGCGTCGATTCCGATCATCATGCCCACAGCAGTCACGTACCCGAATGCATTCAGCCCTAAGCAGTTCAAGCCGGGGGATCAGATCAAGGTAACCACCAATGACGAGTTCCTAGAGCTGGACCAGGCCGAGTACGTAGTCACCAAGGTAACTGTCGACGTTTCGTCGGACGGCAGTGATCGGATATCCCTGGATATGATCCAGGCTGAGCTTTTCAAGGATGTGGATACAGCAGATGCCTAGGCCCGGACAAACGAAGCCGGATCTCGTGTCCGAGCTGAGGCGAATGCAGGACCGGCTAAGTGCCGTCGAAAGACGTCCCGTCCTTGGTTCGGCATTTGATACGTACCCGTGCATGGAATGGGAGACGACTTCTCGTCCTCGACAGGCAGGGAACGTGTGGACATCATGTGGCATCGCCAACGTGACTGGAGTGAGCTTCGATCGAGTTGAAGCCAAGTTCACAGCCGACCGGATCATCCCCGCACGCAGTGAAGTCGAGATTCGCATTGCAGCATTCCGGCACCCGCACGACACCTTTGCGAAGGAATGTATCGGGGCCTCTAGCGCTGTCCGACTTACCGGCAACTACAGTGTCGTCGGCACGAAGTCTGGAATGGGCGGAGGTAAGTGGCGATGGATTCACGGCCTCCCGTACGGATGGGATGCCGATGAGGCTGGGGACAGCAGCTCGATCTACACGATTGAGCTACAGCATCGTAATCCTGATGACTGCACTCAGACCTCAGACAGCACATGGGACGGTGCCTACAAGATCTCCAATATGCACTATTGCGCTGGCTTGCCCGAGGAGCAGATTCCGGATGCCAGCGAGTCTGGCTGGTTCTGGTACGCCGGAGGCGATTACGAGGTGGTTCGACAAGCGGACACCGAAGAGGCATTCATGACCTACTAAGGAGATCTATGAACTGGATTGAAGTTTTTTTGGGAGGAGGAGCCGGTGCAGTAATTACCGGCCTTGGGGCTCTATACAAGTCCGTAAAGGATGAGTCCACAAAGGAGAGATCAGAGGTACTTGAGTGGAACGACCGCCTTGAGCACAAGGTGAACGCACTCATGGAGAGCAATGACCTACTGGTTCGGGAAGTCCATGGACTGAGAACCCGCGTGTTCGATCTGGAGCTGTTCATCCGTAAGCACGATCTTGAGCCGCCCGAGTAAGTCCTCCCAAGTATCTAACTAACTAAGTAAGGGGTCCTGCCTGCCCAGGGCCCCTTTGGTGTGTTCGAGAAAGGAATATGTATGACTAACGGTGTCAAGGAACTCATAGCACTAGCGGTGTCTCAGGTGGGCATCAAGGAGAAGTACTCCAATGGCCACTGGGTCAATAACTCCAAGTACAACCAGTGGTTCGGACGCATTCCGGGTTACGGCGAGGACGGCTACGGCTATCCCTGGTGTGCTGCATTTCAGTCGTGGCTTCTCGACAAGACCGGCCTGAAGGCTCTAGGTCCTCGAACTGCCTCTTGCCTGGCTACGGTGGCGTGGTTCAAGGCTCGCAAGCGATGGTCTGCCTATCCCGCTCTGGGAGCACAAATTCTCTTCGGTCCCGGAGGCGGAACTCACGTCGGTCTCGTAGTCGGATACGACCGGAGCTACGTCTACACCGTGGAAGGAAATACCAACGTCTCGGGTGGGGCAGAAGGAGATGGAGTCTGGCGTAAGACTCGGGTACGTCGAGATACAAACGTCTACGGCTACGGGTATCCGGACTACTCTGGTGGGTCCCTCTCTGCTGATCCTGATGCCAGTAAGTTCGGCTACAAGTACAAGGAAGTCGCCACTGTTGCCGACCTGACTCCGAAGGCTACTGCCCCGGCTAAGACTCGGGTTGTAACCGTCAAGGCTGGCCAGACTCTCAGCGCGATTGCTGTTGCGGCTGGAATCACTCTCGCCACCCTTCTCAGTCTGAACACTGGGATCAAGGACCCCGACAAGGTCCAGGCCGGGGACAAGGTCACTCTTCCGGCCGCTGTCCCTTCTACTCCGAAGGTGACCACTACTCCCACTCCTAAGGTCACACCCAAGCCGACTGTAAAGCCGAAGCCGAAGCCGACCAAGACCACCCCCAAGTTCACTGCTTTCCCTGGGGCTAAGTACTTCGGTCCCGGCAAGAGCAACAAGTATGTCACTCAGCTCGGTACCGCACTGATCAAGCACGGCTACAAGGACTTCTACAAGGTCGGGGCCGGGCCCAAGTGGTCTGAGTCTGACCGGCAGGCCGTTCAGGCTTTCCAGCGTTCTCAGGGATGGTCTGGCACCTCTGCCGACGGTATCCCCGGTAAGGAGACCTGGGATCGACTGATCACCGGCAAGAACATTCAGCCCCGAGTGAAGGCAGTTCGGGCTACGAGGATGAGTGCCTCTACCGGAAGGGCTTCTCTCACCTACTCGAACAACCTCGATGGGTGGATTCGTGAAGCTCTCGTCGTCATGAAGGCTCACGGGATTCCCGGTACCTACGAAGGTATCCACCGGAACATCATCCGGGAGTCTGGTGGCAATCCTCGGATCTGTAACACCACTGACATCAACGCTCAGAGGGGAACGCCTAGTTGCGGTCTTCTCCAGACCATCGCCCCGACGTTCAAGGCTTATCACGTCTCGGGAACTTCCTGGGATGTGTTCGACCCGGTAGCGAACATCGCCGCCGCTTGTAACTACGCCGCTCACAACTACGGGTCTATCGACAACGTGAACGGCCCTTACTAA